ATGTAAAACCTGACATATATGCCTCTGAGTATACCGCAATTGTTTTCGTCAAGCTATGGCTACCTGTCAGGGCAAGACCTGGTTACGTGGGTAGATCCTACTTTGATCATTAAACAGACGAATGTCAATCCAAATGCTATTCAGCTGGGGATAAATACGGCGATTGCGGAAGTTGGTATGAAGCTCGCAACCAAATACGACCTGACGAGCGAATTAACGAAATCGCCGCCTAATCAGGGGCTTATAGTAGCTACAGTGGCTGGCGGAGCCGTGACGGGCTTAAATCTCATAAACCCGGGTAGTGGATACATCGGCGCGCCGACTGTAACATTTGGAGGACCGGGGACCGGGGCAACCGGTACAGCAACGGTTTCCAGTGTCGGTGTAATCAGTATTGAGGTTTTAAAGGGAGGACGCAGGTACGCGCAGCCGCCGACGGTCTACATAAATGGGGGTGGCGGGACCGGCGCGACAGCTATCGCTGTTTTAAGCCAATGGGGAAATGTAGCCGAGATAATAGTTACGGCAGCAGGAACAGGCTATACCAGTATACCGACGATTTCAATTGTTCCGGTAAACGGCGATACCCAAGGAGGCGGTGCTTATGCAGTTGCTTCCATTAATCTCGGTATATTGACTGGCGTAACTTTAACGTTAGGGGGGTCCGGATACGGGACGGCCCCTGCAGTCACTTTATCTGGCGGCTTAGGCAATGATCTCCGGGATTTGGTCCTGGTTAAAATTCTGTCCCTTTTCGCCGTTCGGAACATCCTCGGTAATTTCCAATCGCTCTCGGATAAGCTGAAAGCTGACCTAGCTGGTGCCGATATGGATATCCTGGACATACGTAATGGACAGGGTAATTTGAAATTGTATGAGCCGGGGCAGCAATTAACGAGTGACGCAAGACTTATAAATAGCTCATTTTCAACGATAGGATAATTATGGGAACATCGAAAGCGCGGCAATTGAGACGGTCAGGAAATCCGGTTGTGATGACCCGGAAGCAAGACTATTTAGCAGGGGTGAAGACCGGTAATATTCGAAATACACCTGCCGCATCTGGCGGCCCAATGTCCACTTCGCCCCGGGGAGCAACGAGGCCAGGCGCCAGCGGATGGGGTGTCGGATCTCCAGGGGCTAAGCCCGCTATGGGAGATACGCCCGCCGTGAATCCTTGGCAGATGCCGAAGCCTACCGGCTTAACGCATACTTCCCAGACGTACGCGCCCAATTATTACGTGGAATGGAACTTTTCTACCTGGCGGGCCGTCGTCGATCAATGTCGTAATTACGGATATACCATGCCGTTTGCGACAATGGTAACGTGGGTATATCAGTGTTCACCGTTTATCCGGTCACTTTTCAATACATCGAAAGCCTGGATTGATAATATCCCGTTCTTTTGCGAGGATGGTAAAGGGAATCAATACCCGGAATGGACTGCTGCTCTGGTAGGCGAGCGGTATCAGCGGAAAATCATTCAGCAGTTTCTTTTGGCAAATGCCTGGGGATTTACAGGCATCAACTTTGATCCCTGGGCCAAAAAGATGCTGAAATACCCGATGCAAGATGTAGATCCTATTAACGGTTTGCTTAGGCAAAGTACCTGGAATTTCACGAACGGCTTATTTTTCAATACGATCCCAAATATGATATTGATCCAGCCGGACCCCTCTTCGGAAGGTTTTTGCGGCGATATGGAACCGATATCTAGGTCGTTTATAGCCATGAATCTGAATAAATCCAGCTGGTTGAATGCCGGGCTTCGGCTGGCGATGCCAATCATTACTGCCGGCTATCCCCAGGATGATGCCAGGTTAAATGAGTTGGGCCAGGAAATGAACCCGTTCAAAATTCAGGCGGACGATATTTTACGGAATATAAAACCCGGGGAAGGTGTTTCATATCCTTATATCATTAATGATAAGCAGGAGGTCCAGAAATCGATCATGATCGAATTCGAGAAACCAGGGACCGGTGGTAAAGCGCATGACATTTTCAGCGATTTCAATGAGGCTGAAAAGAACGAGATCCGGGAAATGTGGCTGGGAGGTACGCTGACAGCTGACGTAGGGGACCGCGGATCCAGGGCTCTGGGTGAAGTCCAGGAACGTAAGTTCGAGATGTTTATGAAAGGACCTGTGGAAGATGTAATTGACGGGTTGAATACGCAGTATGTTCCGAAAATGCGCTCGTTCTTTCACAATATGCCCGGCGACCTGGTCATTAATATCGATCGGACGCGTCAAAAGAGCGCCGATGAAATCGTCATGCTGTCTAATGTTATGAACCAGAATGGTTTAAAGCTCAATAAAAAATTCTTTGTATCCAATGGTCTCCCTGAAGAGTTCATCGAAGACGCTGTCCCTGCAGGGGATGAAGAGGAAGGTTTCGAGCAAAACCCAGATGCCAAAAACCCCGCTAAAGCCGGTAATATATCGTCCAAGGATCTCCAAAGTGCCCGACACCTGGGCGCGCTTAGCACTCGGATTGACTATGGAGGAGTAAAAAAAAAGTTCCTGAGCTAACCGGTTATCTCTCTTTAGGAACTGGCGGTAAAAATCTTCGCGTCCCGCCGCGCAAAGTCCCTTCTGAAATTACTGAGGAGGCGATGAAATTCTACTACCATAACCGGAAGGGTAAGCTTATATTCAAGCCTCTTTATGCTCAATATGTTAAGGAGTTTATGAGCGTAATTTCTGAAGACGTCGCATGGAAAACGGCGTTTAAGAATTTCCGGGATACCGGCGTTTTTGAGCGATACATGCTCAACAGCTATCAGTTTTCCGCGGCTAAGACGCTAGATGAAGGTCGGTTGCTCCAGGCGGCCGTATATGAAGGAGAAACGGTCCGGGGATATTCCGCTTTTAAACGAGCGGCGAGGGAAATCACCGATATACATCAGGAAACGTGGTTACGGACAGAGTACGACAACGCTCGCCAACAGATGGTTGCCTCGCAGGAATTTCGGGCCATGCGCGACGTGGCGGATCTATATCCCTATTGGGTCTATAAGACACGACATGATGCCCGGGTACGTCCGGAACACGCTGCTTTGGAGGGTAAGATCTTCCGGATGGGCGACCCGAATGGAGATGCTTGTTATCCTCCCGTTGACTGGAATTGCCGCTGCAATGGCGAATCGGCAGACGGCAGGTATCTGGAGGATAATCGGACCCGGGCGCTTACAGCGGCTGAATCTAAGGTTATTTTATACGGCAATGACGAAGACGGGAAGCCCTATATAGACCCTCAATTCCGGTATAATCCAGCTGATCAGGGTATGATGCCTCGCCAGGGTCGGTATTTCGACACGTTCCCTTCAGCCAATAGCGCCGGCGCGAAAATGTTCAAGGTTTCAGATGTTCCGGAGGATTATCAGGCTCGATACCCGGAAACTTTCGCGGCCAGGACCCTCCATCATTTGATCGGGCTCATGAATGATTGGCGCCGCAATGAGCATGCCGATAATAGGGACAATGTAATTTTCCAAAATGCTGAAATGCAGGCTAATATAACTTTTGGATCTCACGCGCTGCATGCGGTTTCGAAGCATCCGCGCAATATTGAATTCCTGCCCCAAACGTTGAAACAACCGGATGAAATTTGGATGAGCTGGGAAAATCTTGAAAAACAGTTGAATATTTCAAGTAATTATATTACCTTTATGAATAGAGCAGCTTACGTAGTACAAGTCAAGGCCAGCCAGGTGACTGATGCTTTTGCAGTTGCCGCCAGCCAGGTTGATCGATACAGACGAGGTTTGCCATTCATTCATCCTCAAAATCACTAAAATGAAACAAGTAACAACTGGACTTGCCTGCATGATCATCGGTTTAGGCATTTTCGTAACTGGGGGCTTCGTTGATAGCCTTATCACTATGTTCCTTTGCACTTCTTTAGGCGCACTTACTTTCGGCTTCGGCGCTGGGATTATCGTAGCGTGCCAAGTAGCCGATCGAGATTTTAGAAAGTGCAATTTCTGTAACGGCACAGGCTGGTACGATTATCAAAATCTTGATGGAACAATGTCAAAGGAAAGATGCGGCCGTTGCTTTGGTAAAGGAATAATTTCAAAAACTGGAAAATATTAGGGTATGAAAATAGGTTACATACTGACCGCAATAATGGGTGCAACATTTGTAATTGCCGGGTTAATTATGAGCGCTCAAAAAATATATGAAATCGGCTTAGTACTTATAGCTTATGCTATTGGCGGCTATCATGAATTGCATTTTGCAGAAAAACCTGAAAAAAAAGTACATCCTTTTGAAATACCTAGGCCTAAAAATCCAGTTAAAGAAGCGCATAAAACCGTCGCTATAGTAGATTGCGATATGTGCGGCGGCTCAGGAATGATACCTGATATAGGTCAAAATAGTCCATGCCCTGATTGTCAAGGATTAGGAACCAAAAGAGTAGCATGCAATACGATGAGAGAGTATTTAGCTAAGATGAAGGTTTCCTGCGCTGAGTGCGTTGATCCTGTAGAATATTCAGGTCATGTGAATGTTTTTGCAAAAGATAAAAAAATACACATACATCCAGCTGAAAAAGAACTTGAGGAACGTGAAGAAGCTGAATGCGGTATGTGCGCAGGAACCGGCATGATCGAAGGAACGGGATCATGGAATTCAGTGACTTGCCCAAATTGTAAAGGGAAAGGTATCACCAAAATTTTTTATTGCCCCGCGCCTAAGCCTATTTCAATTACCGAGCTGCTTCAAAATGGTAACGAAAAAATGACAGCGTATCCTTATATAAAAAATTCAAAAGGAGAAATACTCAATCCTGGAGAAATGAATTTTGAAGCTGAGAGAAAAGACATGTCAGACGGAGATAAACAGCTAATGGAGAGATTCCATAAAGTTTTTCCAGGTAATGAAAATAGCGTAGCTATACTCTTAGGCGGTCCGTTCTTTACTGACGCCGACAGGCTTTATCAGACGCTTAAAAAGTATATGGCGCATGTGATAGAGATAGAAGGTACGTCCTTCATGGAATTTTCAGGGCCGGATGGCCGATCCCTTGATCGCTTCACTCCGGAAGAAATTACCGGGCTAAAATATGTGGAGGAAAGTATCCATGCAATTAGGTAAGCAAAGCCGAATAGTGAAGCAGGCGCAATTAAATGCTAGATTTTATCGATATATAGATAAAGTATTTGCAGGTTTCACTAGAGCAACTAGCTGGAAAGGCATGCCCATTTTAGTAGATGGCTCACGTAATACTGGCGTCATATGGAGCAACATGATGGATCAGCAACCTAAAGAATACGGCCCTGAGATCATTAGAGCAGCTAGATTGAGCGAGGCAATTATTTACGACGTTCACGGAAAACCGATGAATTTATGATACAAAAATATCCTGAGCATCTGCGACTTCCGGAGATAATAAAATACGGAACGCCTATAGGCGATAGTTTGATGATTTATGACCAGACAGGTCGTAATATATGCAAGGACTATGCTATTCAAGAAATAAATACTTTAACTGGAAAAGCGATTCTCAGAGATATAAAAAGGATCGAAGGAACAAGCGGGATTGAAATTGGCCCTGTCTATGAAAAAACATTTGACGGCATTATTTTCATGCTCAAAGCTGCGCCAAGTAAAAATATAGCGCTGGCATACATTGAGGCAATCGCTTTAGCCATATATCATCTATTCCCAGCTAAAAAATAGCCCATGCACACTTTCAACGAACTCATGGCCGATTTCGATACTGCGCAGAAAGCCTTGGAAAAGCTCCAAAAGGTAGATGCACCTAAGATAATGGGCGTTGAATCTGTTAGGATCATTAAGCAGAATATTGACCCTATCCAAGGTTATGATAGCGGCGCCGGTGTGGCTAAATGGCGTCCTCGTTCAGATAAGACGAACGCTGCGTATGATCGGAATAGAAGCCGCGCTGCAGCAAAGTCTCTAGCGCGAGAAAAAGCTAAAACAGCCCGATTAAGTAAACGGGCGGCTAAAGAATTGAAAGTAGCTATAAAACAGTCGGAGATCGCTAAAAACGGGGGCCCGTCAGTTGCTGAACAACGGTTAGCGGCTGCTACTAAATTAGCAGAAGGGCGAGCCAAGGCAATTGCAAAAGCAGCGGCTACCCGAGCAGCAAATCTAGCTGCAGGTAAGTACAAAAGTCCCCGGCGCGGCGGTAATTCCACATACAAAGGCTCGGTCTACAGCAGCCAAAATCCTTTGCTGTATCAGACCGGCGTACTTTATCGCGGTATTAAGTACGTTATCAATGGCTCTAACGTATCTGTTGGCGTAGATTTCGGTCTCATTCCCTATGCGCAAACAATGAATGCTGGTAGTTTATCTCGAAACATTCCCGCCAGGCAATATCTACCGGTAGGCCAACCCAATTTAAAAATCATTAACGCGGTCCTTAAAAAGTTCGATTATGAACGTGATAGGATCATGAAAAAATTTAAACGATGAGCCGATACAGATTGATTAAAAGCTATACGTCGTCAACTAGTTGCAGTGAACACGTAACTAAAGGTTTGAAAGTGATAATGACTTTAGAAGAGTTACAGTTACTGAGACCTGAATTTGAATTGGTGCAAGTTCCTTCACCGTCTGACTTTAGAGTGGCCTCCGTTCAAATAGAAGCGACGCATGTTAAATGCGGAAGCAGATTTATTTATCAAGTTCAATTTGAAAAAACGTTGCTATGATTGAGAATAACATCGATGAAGACATAAAACTCGCAATCTTTCAGGAGACGCAAGCTTTTTTGAATGCTTGCTATCCTAGCGCAACCGTCGCGTATAAGACTGATTTCAATAAGAACGGTGGTAAGTTTTCGCATGGCGGTACCTGGGTCTTGTTGCATATCTCGTCAAGTGGCGGCGGCCAGTATATCGGAAATGTCTGCAAAGTTGAGCACTTGGTCCATTTCAATGCGTACAATTACATGCCAGATGTAAACGGAAGCGATATGGAAGACGGCTATTCGATGTATCAGACTGGCTTTATGCGCGCAGTTCGGCAGCATTTTGTACGGAGAAAATGGCTGGGCGACAATCCTGTATCGACGATGCCGTATATTATGACGCAATACGGCTTTAAATGGGCGCTCTCTGAAGTGAGGGAGGCCGAACATATAGAAATGGACGGATTAAGCCTTGGCGAGGCCATTACGATGGATTGCATAGCCCTGGATGTATCGACGTCAGATACATTAAGCGTGCCGTTAGGAACGCCTACCTGGACGGTGCCATCCGGTACGGTAGAAACGCCGGCAGAATAGTTTAAGCTGAAATATATTGTGAAAGGCTAATATTTCTATTAGCCTTTTTCTTTTGCAATGCGCTATCCATTCCTGGCCTAAACCGCGAGTAAATTTAAATAGCCAGTTATTCCAGTCATTAATAGTCACGGCCTACAGTTTGGCGGCGTTTCAGGCCAATCCCAATACATTCTTTTTGGCTGCGCATCCTTTTTATGCGGCACCCCGAATTGAATGCTTGGTATTGGGTACCTAATATGCAGACCGCCGCCAAATAGTTGTAAAGTAGGATTTTCTACATGATTTGATAAAACGATAGCTGGGCATTTATCAAAGCTATCGTAACCATTTAAAAATACAGTAACTATTCTACCTATAGCAGGGGCGTATATTCCAGGGGATTCCATAGCTGTTTATTTTATCACTAACACATCACTTTTCTTTGTTGTCAAAAAGGAAGGCGTTAACGGCTTATTAAAAGATAAAAGACTTTGCCATATCATGCCAGTAAATAGGATACGCAAGCGTTCCCTAAAGGATAATTTCCAACAGGAAATGCATTCGCCCAGGTCGCTTTTATTTTCAAATACCGGCAACGGCTTATATGGCGGCTGATTTCTGGCGTATACTTTATTATGCTCGGGAAAATATGTAGGTTTCATATCAAATATCGTTTAAGTTTATCTCCAGTTCTTGACCGGTCAAAGAATGGAAAATATTTTGAAGCTGATGAACGTAGGTTAAATAACCTGCTAAAGCGTTAAATACTATAAAGCTCCATTTACCGGCAGCTAAAGTTGTCTCGGGAATTATGGAGTATATAGAATTAGGTATTTGCCATTGATCTGGAAGAGTACGAGCTAAATAAAGTCCGCATCGCTTTAACCGTTCGTCATTAAGTTCGATAGGCTTGCAGTTATGTAAATTTACCTCCTTCGATACTGCTATACGGTTATCGATTGTAAAGTTACTTTTATGGATGGAAGTAACGGAACCTACTTTCCGATACAATGGACCACCTAATCTTCGGTCCCGCGTTAGATACGTAACCAGATTACCAATTCGTAGTTCATTCGACTCTATCATTTTGCAGCGTTTTAAAATTTTGCAATAGTTGAATGGTTTTTCCTGCTAAAGTAGATTCAGGTTCTCCGGCCGGTAAATCAGGCTCAAGTACTGATATTTCAGCTAGTTCAAATGTCTGCCCTTTAAAAGTGCCGCCGCATCCAAATTGAAAAAGAATTGGTGCGTGAGTTAACACAGCATTGCACCATTTAGCCAGATAGCTCTGATAATGAAAGCCAGGCGAAAAGATGATGCTTCTTTCAGCTTTTTTCATATTGGACGCTATACCTACCGGCCATTCTATCCAATCATGTTTCCACAAGATTACTGGGTTCATTTCGAAACGCTTGGTATCGATAATGAGTACTGGTTTTGTATGCTCAGGCAATAGCGCTTCGAAATATATCGGCGTTCTAACTTTCGGCTTTGGCTTGCTCATCGGTCATTTTTTATATCCTGGATGATGAACTATTAAATAATGAACGGAATCATGTAAATACCGCTGCTGTTCGCTATAGCTTAATGAATTCCATATTTCCATCCATTCGTCTGTCAAAGGTTCTATTTCAATATATTTTACTACTTCAGTAGGAATAGGGCCCTCAAAAGATGAAGGTAACGAAGGCTTGCTAAATACAGGCAGCCTATGAAAATGCTCCAGGTATTCACGAGTATAAGCCATAACAGACTATTTATTGTCCCAAGTATCCTTAGCAGATTTCAGTCGTTCGTCCCAGCGATCTTGAATGGGATTTTCTTCTTTTTTCTTTTTTGCGGCTTCGATTATTTCAGCCAATGCCGCCATTTTCGCTTTCCTATGAAACATGAAAGTGTACCACGGAATCTGAACTAATAAAAGCCAGCTTACAGAAAGCCACTGAGGGCAGAATACCCACCACCATGAATAAGGAAAATGATTGTCCAATTTAAGAAAGATGAAAGCCGTACTTATAAGTACTATAGCATTTGGATTGACGATATTAATTTTAGGTTGCTCAGTAGGCTTAATCATTTCGCGTGGTTTTAGCTCTATATAATTTGAAATCAGTGTCGTATGATGCGTCTTTAGATAACGGTAAATCGATTCCATTTCGTAGGTCATCAGCAACTTCTCCTATCTTGCCGATGAATATAGCCGCTATCTGGGCGCCGATGGAATCAGGGTCACCTTTTTTACGCAGTGCATCCATGAAATCAATAAAGTCGTCTCTGTACATCGTAGTTATGAAAGTGACTTTATCAATTTCATTATTCGGATGGAATATTGCACTTTTAGTTCGTGGATTCATGCTAGAGAAGTATGTTTTTTGTAGCTGACAGTTCAAGGGCATAATGATAGCTTTCGGTAGTCCCGGAACATATTAAATACCTACAACCTTCAGGAGTTATAAGTATGCTTATTACTAATCTCGCTCGCTGATCGGAATCAGTAATATGATATACAGTATCGCCTATGGCGAATTCGGTATCTACAGTCATAATTCTTTCGGAATTTTAAGCCGAAGACCTCGCCTATCAGCTTCAGCTTTCAAAGCTGCGCAGTATTCGAAATCTTCAGTTAGAAGATAATGCCTAAGTTGATCTTGTATCGCCTCATCAGTAAGATCCGATACTACATAATATGTCACAACAACGCCGCCAACTAAGTCAGCGCCTATTCGTTGATTACGTCTGTATTCTTGTTTCTGTGGCATAACATACTTTGGCCAATATGAACGTTTCATCAGTCCACGATTTGCCAATCTTCAGCAAGCAGGTCAGTTTGAGAAGCGAACCAGGGAACATGCTCGCCAGTAGCAGTTTTCATATCGATATGAGGCAGATACGTTACGGTTTCCCCGACGGATAAATGCGCGGCTAGAGGACGCCCTTCAGAAACTTGAAAGGTGGATCCTGGAACGAGATATAGCCACATGCCTTTGCCGTTCCACCCGGTTCGGGCAACCTTGAATCCTTGCTTTAAGTGTGAAAGAGCGATACTAAAATTGAATGTATGGCCGCCGTAAGTTTCGCGTTCGGGTTGCGTTTTGACTGCATCAGTTGAGGGCTTGGATCCAGGATGTAAATGAGACATAGCTATAATTTTTAAGGGAATGAAAAATAAACCCCCGGTATAACCGAATAAAATACCGGGGGCTAATCCAAAAGTCCGAGTTTACTAAAATTCGAATGCTTTACTGAGCCGCGGCAGCTGCTACAGGTGCCGGAGTACTCCAGCCGGATTGATTGACAATCTGCGTAGCAAGATCGCTGATCAAAACGGAATACGTGAGGTTCGGCAAGGCGTTTCCGTCTGCATCCTGGGCACCGATCGTAATGGTTGCACCGGCAGCAGTAGTATCGCCTATAGCGGTAGCCGTGACAGTATTGCCACTGATCGCTAGGCCGATGTTTGTCGTGTCGGAAGAGACCGCCGTAAGATTCTGAATAGTTTCAACATCGCCAGTTGCGTCCTGGCCTTGGAAAATTGCTGAGGTAGCAAATCCCTTTTTCATTGTAATGTCCATAGATAAAAAACCTTTATGATTTAAAGTAAAGGTAAATTTCATTGGCCCGGTTGATGACAAAGCGGCCATCACTATTTTTCGGGCCCTTTTCGGTTCATGGTGGAACCTACGGCGAAAGTTTTCGACAAGGCTGTCGATTGTATCATGCGCTTCATCGATAAGCTGGAGCAGCATATTTTTTTCAGGGTTCATATTAAGGTATTAAATTATTTCTTAGATAATGAGCAACTAAGTGTGCGACAGTATGAGTTTCAGTTTTTCGTCTGAGACGGTTTATATACTGTTGAGTACCTTTATAACTTACATTTAGCCTAGCTGCAATTTCTTTAACCGATTTTCCATTAGCGAGAGCTAATACAATAGCTAAATCCCTGATTTCCCGGTTCGTTTTTGTCATGAGATAAATTATTTAAGTCCAGAGCCATGGAGAAATTGAAAACCATGCGTCGGCGGACCTGCACTATTTCAATTTCTCCAGCTGGATAAGCCCCGTCAATTTGATCCAGCTTTGCGTACTTATTCTCAGGCGCCGCCGGCAGCCTTACCTTCAGCCATATCTTTCTCAAGCTTATCCAATGAAGCAAGATATAAGTGCTCAGTTAGTGTATTCCAGCCATTTTCGCCGCTCTCCATCCTAAATATTGTTTGCTGGCTGATTCCAGAAGCCGCTGAAAGATCAGCAATAGATATCCCGGCTTTCGTACGCATTTCCTTTAGCTCGGCGGATCTACGCCGTATATAATCAGAGGTATCGCCCATATAAAAAGTTATATCCGTATAAAGATTCATAAAGATATATAAAATCACGTCTTTTCAAAACAATCCGACAACTATATTTTCCAATTACGTTTGTAGCTAAGATGGAGCAGCGCGAACGTCGAATCGTAGTCAGTAGCCCCGCGATCAATAATAAAGGTTCGAAAATACCCAATGAAGTGGTGGATTTCGAGTCTCGATTCCGGGGAAATCCGGTAGGTTTTAAAAACCACAACTGGGACGATGACAGTATTTGCACTTGGAAAGACTGGAGAATCGAGGACGTACGAGGAAAACAGTGTTGGACAGCGGTTCCGGTTTTTCACGAAATAACAGAAGATTCCAAAAAGTACAAAAAGATGTACGATGCCGGCGTCCTCCGGTCTGCGAGTCTTGGCGGTTTCTCGTCTTATAAGACGGACTACATGGGCCAGGAGCTGTTAGATGAGGATGGTGCGAAGGTTTCTACCGGTTTTGAAGTTTTTGAAATCTCGCTTCCTTCCGTTCAGGCTAATCCTGATGCTACGCAAGTTGAACCGCTGATACTTACGGCAGCAGATGCGGAAGACCTGGATATCGGACCGCGGTATCTGGAAGTAGACGAACTAGGACATTTAAATGAGCGCCTTACGGTGCTGTCAGCAAAATACAATAATAAACCCCTGGAAATGAAAAATAACGGTACTGAAACTGTTGTCGATCCCCTGGATGAAGAAACCCAGGAAGAAAAAACCGCTAAAGAAACGCTCGCTGCTGCTCAAAAGAAGCGCGAAGAGCTGAAAGCGGCCAAAGTGAAAGAAACCCAGGGGGCTGAAGAACTTCCCGAGTTCATGAAGAAAATTACTAAGACCAATAATAGCACCTTGGCATCCCTTGCCGGCGCTATTGCCAGCGGTATAAAGACCTTTTTTTCCGGAGAGGATGGCGAAGCGCCTCCTATCACCGACCAACCCCGAACCAAAAAGCCGGGTAAAGATACCGGCCCCGAACAGCCCAATCCTGTAGGCCTTGCTGCTGAAAAAGCGGCCGCTGAAAAGCGCGAAAAGCTTGAAAAAGCTAAAGCTAGAGCATCCGAAGCTACTGAAAAGTTGCGCGGAGCGAAGGAAAAAGCCGAAAAGGGAGACGCTACTGAGGACGATGTCGAAAACTACAAGGCTATGGCTAAGGAGTGTGATGCCGCTATGAAGGACTGCGAAGCCGCCGAAAAAGACTGCAATGATGCAGTAGACGATTCGGAAGAAATGAAGGCTGAAAAAGCTAAAAAGGAAAAAGAAGCGCACGCCGCAAAACAAGCTGAACTCCTGGCTGCCCAAGAAGCTGCTGCTAAAGTAGCCGCCGCGGGAGGCTCTAAGCCCGCGCTTAAAACCCTGGAACAGATGAAAGCAGAATTTACGACGCTGGCCCCTAAGCCGGAATCTACGAGCAAAGTTATCCGCGATTACGCCGGCAAAACCTTTAGTCAACTGCGTGCATCTACCGACGCCAATGATGAAAGGCTGCTTGCCCGCGTCCTGGCCCCTCAGGAAGCCGGATCCCTTGCAACGTTACAGGAAGCCCAGGTCCTTCTCAGCTCCATGATGATCGACCCGAAATTCCGCAATGTCATGTCCCGGGCCCGGTTCGCTTCGAATGTCTCTGACAGGGAAGCCGAAGCGATACGCCTTTCCCCGGCATATGGCCGTAGCCAGGGTTTGTTTACTACACCCGAGCAGTTCATGGCGCAATTTCAGTCCGGCGGGGTTGAATACTTCGGCGCTGACCGGACCGTCAGAAAGATGACCACCTTATCCAGCTCGGACGCCGCCCTGGCTTCGCCCGCGCTGAATGCCATCGCCTTTCTTTCGTTGATCTTTTTTAAGCTGTTCCCCTCGGGTGAATGGAAAAGCCAGGTACCGGTACTCGCACCTGAGATTATGCCCGATAACACCGGGGTGATTTGGGGTAACATTATGACGCAGCCCACTATTTACGTGGGTAACCAACCTGTGTCGCCGGCTGACTACCTGCCTGCCGATAATGCGGTTTCTATGGCGCTCGTCCCTTACTGGATGCAGCCCCTGCGTTTCACTCCGCTTACGATGCACCAACTTCGGTACGATCAGGAATCCAGCGGTATCGCTCAGGCTTTCGCTACGATGAATAGCTTCATTGACGACAAGCTGATTTATGCGCTGTTGAGCCTTGTACCTCAGTCCTCTATCGTTCAGACTTCTGGCGTTCCGTCCAATCCGACCCCCGCTACTGCGAGCCCTTACTTTAACATTGCTGGCGCTACTTCTCCGGATGCTTTCGCTTTCTCGCCGAACTTTACTGGGTACTTGACCAAACCGGTCTTGAATGACGTATCTACCCTGGAACAGATTCTGTACAAGCAGAATTTCAAGCTAAAAGACGAAAAGCAGCTGATGGTGGTCGATCCGACCATGTACAAATACCTGACTCAGGATCCGGATACGAAATCCCTGCTGACCCGTTGGGTAGGTGATGGCGACGATAAGCTGCTGCAATATCAGAATACCCGGTTTATTATGCGTTCTCAGGTCGGTGCCTGGAACCCCGCGGTAGGAGCTACCCCCGGCGCTGTTCTGGATCCCTATGGCGTTGTGCCGAATACGGCCATTTCGATCGCCCTGGGCTTTATCGCCAGTCAAATCGCGCTCGGTATCGGCCTGCTCGATGTATTCCAGGTTCAGGACCCGACCAACTACGGTATGAGGATCTCTGCTGACGTTCGTATGGGCGCTGCTGCAATGTGGTACGCTGCCCGTGGTATGACCGCCTACACTTACGCAGCCGGTCAGATTCCTGCATAAGGTCTGATGGTTAAAAGATCTAATTGAGTATCAACTAATTAAGATGAAAAATATTATCCTCGTTGCATTTTTAGCCTTTATCGGCCTTACCTCTGAAGCGCAGGTCCGGGACACCGTGCAGCCGCTGGTAAACCAGGGCAATACGTTCGATATTTTCGGAACAATGCCTACCAGTTTACTGCCGGGTCCCGGCAATCCTATGCCTGCTACGGCAGTAGCCCCTACCTGTATTGATTCTCTTCAGGTGAGCGATACCATCGCAGCGATCATACCGGTCAATCATACCAATGATATTGACTTGTTCAGTTCGTGGTACTGGCTAAAAGTCGGATCGGGAACTGCTACGATTACTGCCTCGTATTGGCAAAGTAATGACGGCGCAAACTGGCGCCCTGTCATTAAGGGTGTTTTGGACTCGGCATATACGCGCATTTTCACGCTTTCGGCATCCGGATGGAACTACATCGATACGAAAGTCGATACTGCCCGATTCACCGGAAGGTTTTTGAAGATACAGCTGATGACATCCAGCACGGCCTCCGTTGGTGGTAGGGTCTATATGCGAACTAAAACTACATTGAAGTAATCCGTAGCCTTCCTTTTCCTTTAAACCACTTTGAATATCATGGCAAACAAACTTTTTAAAGCATACGAGCGCGACCTGGAAATTGCTAGGCAATCCATTGAAAATTGGGGGGTAGCGTATATCCACGGTGACGGCCAGGTATATCGGGATGAAAATTCATCCGATACGCACAAGCACTTTACCAATCCATTACCAGGTAAAAATCCTCCGCCGCATCCAGCCACCTACCGCATGAAATATACGTCGGTGGACCAGGTGCCTAAAACGGTGGAAGCGCTCATTGCTCAGCTCGAAGCTGCAAAACAGCAGGATTACCAGAAGCAAGCAGAAGATACGACGGTTGAAAAATCGCTCATCACTGCCCTTCCGGCTAAAAAATCAACTGAAGCAGTTGCTGAAAAGTCAGCTGCTTCTGGAGATGCGGAAAGATTAGCCGCTGAAAATGCAGAATTGAGAGCCCAGCTGGAAGCTTCTGGAGATGCGGAAAGATTAGCCGCTGAAAATGCAGAATTGAGAGCCCAGCTGGAAGCTTTGAAAAAGAAAAAACCTGGACGGCCACCGGCGGATTCAAAGGATCCCGGGCCTGAAGGTGAAAAGGAAACCAAGGGAGAGGATCCATTAGGTTAAGAACTTCGAAAAAGACTGATATAAATGGAGCACGTCATAAGCATAACCGCGGTAGATACTACCCTTGGAACGCCTCAGGATAACATAGGGATCATGGGTCTTATTTCTAAGGCCGTGGCGGTAGCTCCTACTTTTGCACTCGATACACCCTATCTACTTACGCAGCTTTCCGATTTGGAAGCTCTGGGTATTACGGCGGCCTACGATGCTGCTAATAATTTAGCCTTTCATCAGCAGGTCAGCGAATTCTATACTGAGGCTGGGACAGGCGCTCTTTTGTGGGTGCAAGGATGTTCAACAGCTACGGCGTATGCTGAGTATGTGACTGGATCAGCTTTTTACAATTTCATTCAATATAGCGGTACCGCGGACCCCGATAATCTTATCCGGATGGTCGGTCTTTGCTACAACGTACCGGCTACTCAGCAGAGCGCAGCAGATTTCCCTGCCGATGTGTCGGCTACCATTACGGCGCTACAGACTACATATGCGTCCATGTATCAGGACGGATTCCCCTGGAGTGCCATACTGGATGGATATAATATGAGTAGCACCGTAAATCCGGCTACCGTAGGATCAATGGCCACCAATACCGCTTTTGCTGTCTCTCTGTGCGTAACCAGTACATTAGGTAATGGCGTTTCTCAGGTAGGTATGGCTTTAGGTCGGTATGCTCGCATTGCCTTGGGTCGCGGTATAGGGAATGCTGCTGATGGCGCTGTAAGCCAGGTAACTGCATTCTTGACCAATTCGATAATTATTCCGACTACTGGAACTCTCGTTGTTGGAAGTACGTATTATGTATCGAATGGTACAGTTCTTTACAACGGAGTGACTTACCAGACCGGTAAAACTTTCGTAGCTGTAATGGGCTTTACGTCTTATACAACCGCGGATACTGGATATTTGATATTAGGGGCTACTCCCGTTCAAAATCTTACGCCTGCATATGTCAAACAACTGGGCCAGAAACAATACCTGTTTGTGACCCAGCTGAAAGGTAAATCCGGATTTTACTGGAATGACGGCGCTACATGTATTTCGCAAACCGAGGCTTTCGCTTTCCAGGAATATAACCGGATAGTCAATGACGCTACACTAGCAGCGCTCAATTTTTGGACCAATGAGCATGGCGATGATTTGCCAACGGATGTAGCTACCGGTGATTTGGATCCTGTTTGGGTGAATACGAAGCAGAATGAGTTTAATATCGGATCAAACAGCTATTTTGGTCCTCTGGTATCCGCCGGATCCATTGTTGCCGGTCAAATGCTGATTACAGGTCCCGGGTTTGCTACAAATCCGAATCCCCAGTTCTCCATTTCGATCGTTCGTAAAAGCATCATCGGTAATATTACCGGAACTGTTCAATACGTTTCAACACTTTAAGCCATGCCTGCACCTGCTGTAGATCTATCAAAGCTTATTATAGACGCCTCAAACTACAAGGTGGCTATGAATATGTCGGTCGTCCCGGGGGGTCCTGGTACAGTGTTCGTATTTCAGACGCTTTCATCTATTGGCTGGAACGTATCCGCGGAAAATGAAGTCTTCTATGCCGTAGGAAATAAATGGCCGATAGGTATTGACAATAATGCCTATAAGATGTCAGGCAAAATGACTATGCAGGCCGGGGAACTTTTCTCGCTGCAGAAAATTTTTGGTGTTGCCAGCCTAGTATTTTCTCCCAGTTCTATTTTGGGCGTAGTGGCCCTTGATGGAACCTTCAGTAAAACTTTCTCCGGCGTGATGTATCACACGGATGCCATCGATATAAAGAATAAAGACAAAGAGTCCTTGGTAAGCATGGACTGGGCGGCTATTCTTGTTTCATAGGGCAATGGGCGCCATAGCGTCCCGGTCCCTTCCTGACCGTTAAAAAACTGTTATATGCCTGAAGAAACCAGCGTATCAAATACGCATACCCTTACCGTAAAATATTTGGATAAGCTTCCCTCTGGCCGTATCATCGATAATCAGATGGAATGGCTTGACCAGGAAGTCGAAAAAGAAGCGACTTTTATGGAGCTTGACCGGCGATCCAAGAAACAGGCCGCGCTCCAAGCACATGTTTTAGCAGTCTGCCAATCAATGAAAATTACTGATCCTTCAGAGGATAATTTCAAGTTGACGCTGGATCCCACTATGATGAGTGAAGTAGCCGATATGTATATCCGGCTCATGCTGATTCCTGACACTTCCTTTACAAAGAAAGATAAGGACGCTCTGCTCATGGATAACATAGGCGTTATCCGTACAGGCAATAAACTTTTCTATGAAAAGATGTTCCCTTTTTTTCTGACTACGCTGCCGAAAGCCAAAGATTCATCAACGATTTCGACAGCCTCAGAGACGACCTTATTAAGCGACGACCCCGCTTTTACAAAATCGTAGAATTTAGGGCGTTCCTGAATTTAACGACCCAGGATTTGGAAGATATGTCACTTCAGGATGAAATGGATTATACGATCATGCTGAAAGAAACCTTGAAATTGTGGCACGCGCCCTATCAAAAACATGACTAGCAGATAATGATCTACGGCTTTACCTTTAATGTAGACGGCAACGCAGCCGAAAAATTGGCGGCTATGAAAGAAGCTCTCAAAGCGGCCGGTATTGAAGCAGTGGAGGTAAAAAAGAAAGTAGATGAGTCAGGAGAGCAAATGATAGATACTTTTAAGCGGGTCGGAGAGGTCATAGCGGCCACTTTCGCTATTGAAAAAATAAAAGAATTCGGAAGAGAGATCCTGGAAACAACCGCCGAATTTGAAGGCTTCAGGAACCGGATTCAATTCGCTTCGGTTAATACGGCTGATGCTACGCGTAACCTGGACTTTTTAAAGGAAACCGTTCAAGATCTACATGTTCCTTTAAGGGAGACCATGCAAGGTTTTTCTGATATGGAAGCTGGTCTTTCAGGAACCAACATACAAGGCGAGCGGCTCAGACAGCTATTCACTGGTATAACAGTAGCGGCGACTTCACTTCATTTACCTAACGCGCAGCTTGAACGAACGCTATATGACCTGAAAGAAATAGGTGAGGTGGGCGTTAATATGCGCGTAGGGAGAAGCTTGATTCAGCAATTTACTGGCATCGGGCCTGTTATAAAACAGGTATTTCATAAATCCATTCAGGAGCTGGCGCAAGAACGGTTTTCCGGGACCGAATTTTTGACTAAGCTCGGACCCGCATTAGCTAAATACTACGCTGGAGGCCAGGCTGCTTATTCAAGTAGTCTACAGGCACATATGGTTGATACGCAGAACGAATATATCGATACGCAGCTTAGCTTAGGCGAAAAGCTAAAACCGGTATATATTGATCTTATGAATGCAGCGATCGGCGCCATGAAGGGAATTCAAGGTTTTGTGGACGTCCTATATAAGAACCGGCAAACAGTGATAGAAGTAGCTGAGGCTGTTAGAGGACTTATTATTGCCTGGGGCATATATAAGGTAACTACGCTAGCCGTCGAAGGCGTTAACTTGCTTTCGAACATAAGTTTCCGTGACATGAAAATTGTTCTTGTAGAAGCAACGGAAGCTACGGAAGGGATGGCAGCGGCCAACGAGGAGCTATCCATTTCGATGGCTTCGCTGGGTTGGGGCGCTCTTTTAGTTGGTCTCGGTTTAGTGATTGAAAAGTTTGCTGAATGGAACAATGCCTTGGATGCATCATTGGATAAAATATCCAATCTTAAAAAATTTCAGGAGGATCAAGGAAGAGAATCCGATAAATACGCAGATATCATATCGGAATATTCGCAGTATGGGTCCATGACCGCGGCAAATAAGGGAAGTTTGTTGAATGAGGTTAATGCTGATATGAGCCAATTAAGTTCTTCTACTGTCAATATGCAGGGGCGCATTCAAGATATTCAGTCACGTATGGCTGCTATTCATCCTACAACAGAAAACGTTAAGATGGAAGGTGGCGGATTCAAGAAAATGACCGTTTATCCTGATGAATATTTTGATTTGCAGCATCAATTGGATGGACTGAAAGACGTACTCAATATTTCCCAGCTGCATATGGGTAACCTTATGAATATTCAGGATAGGTTAACCGGAGATAAAATAAAGCCGAATGACGCTTACAATGCTGCAGGAGTGCAACAGGGGGTAGCTGGAGAACTATCCGGATTGGGGGGCGCTAGAGGAGGTCTCGGTGAAGCAAAAGTCATAAACATTCATATAGATACGATGCAGAAGGTAACTACTTCTGATAATGCGGATCTAAAGAATAAAGGACGTGATGCAGTTGAAGTTATGCTCAGGACCTTGGATAATATTGCTTACAGTCAAACCGTAACGCAATGATAAATTATCAAGGATATAATCTTCCAGAGGACGCTGCTACGCCTGTTACCTATACAGTGGATCAGACCAACAATCCAGGTTTGGTAGTGATTGGAGGAACTACAGGAAGCATTGCTACTTCTTTGCAACTGGCTATCGCTTCGCCTGGCGGCGGCGTTCCTATAGCTAACCAAGCCGTCATATTGCCAGGGGATTGCGCGATAGGAATAACCTGGGAAAAGGTTTTAGCTGTATCAGGGATAATTGATGGGGAAGATGTAATAGAACATATAAGGCGTAAATGCTGCGCAATAGAGTTTTCTTTTACACTGCTTTCACCTAACCCGAATGGAGGAGGATATATATTTCCTCAGAACGATTTCAAAACTCTTTTGAATAATGTGTTTCTTCCGAATAAGGTCCAAAGCGTTCAAAACACCTGGTTGAATAGCCAAGGCATTTCGCAAATTGTGATTCATAAAATGGTACCTACGCCAGTAAAAGGAAGTACTAAAATGATGGTTCGAATAGTATCGATTGAAAACATAGTCGGTCTTCCTTTAACAATAGCAAGCTGATGTATTTCGACACTTCATATTCAGTTACAATAAATGGCAATCCGGTCATATCGGTAGTTCGCGTCAAAACGAAACGTGAGTCTACCCATATCGGCGCGTCTTGTGAAATAGTAGTGCCTCAGAATTGCGTTGTGGCTTATGTGGGTGGAAGTAATATAAATTTTTTGACTGGGTATCCCCAGAATATATTTAGCGTAGGAGATGAGGTTACGGTGACTGCTCAGTATGTAGGTCTGCCTTCAGTTCAGATATTCCAGGGCTTCGTCTACGATTTCGTAGAAAATATGCCTACGACTATAAAATGTCTGGATTATGTGTATAATCTTAATCTCAATATCATAAAAAATATAAGCGCTAAGACTTCCACCTTCAGCAGTATCGTAAATCAGGCGCTATCGGGAACCGGGGTAACTCAGATGCAGGGTAATGTAGATTTCAGCCTTCAAAATATAAGCCTTCAGATAATGAGTCCGGCCGCTATACTGGATTGGTTCAAAAAACAACTTGGATTGAATATATCTCTTCAAGGTAATCAGCTTTACGCAAATATAGCTAGCAATACCTTGGATACTGTTCTTTTCGATACTGCGCGTAATGTAAAGAAAAGCGGCGTTCAGAAGCCTGAAACAGCTTTTCAGCAATATCAGGTTACTGCCCACTTTGTGCTGACTGATGGAAGGAAAAGTACGATACAAGTCGGAAGCGGCGTGAATGTGGATCAGTGGTTCTATAATATACCGTATAATCCTACCCTATATCAGCAGATGGCTGAACAAGCCTTAACCCGGGTTAAACAAACTAAGTATAGCGGTACGTTGACGGGATATCTATATCCTATAGTTAATCTGTTTGATAGAATTACGTATACGGATCAGAGGTACCCCGATAAAAATGGAGATTACGTGTGTATAGGTCATGAATATGATTTGAGCGATTCGGGCTTTCAGCAAACAATAAAAATGTCGTATTTAACGACCAACGCAGCATGACAGGAAGCGACGATAAGGAACAGGAGCTAACAGATAAAACAGTCTTAGCTATCCAGGTGGTTACTAAACATCTGGCTATGATCGACGGCGTCGTTACGGATGTAAGTGATGCAATGACTACGTTTTCCTGTACGGTGACTACTGGAGATTCCAATACAGGAACTACAGAAAGGTATAGTGTTCCGCTCCGGGTTCTGATAGGGAGCCAAGGGTCAAATATTGAAATACCGGTAATTAACTCAGCGTGTGTCATAGGGTTCAGGAATGGAAGCGATGGAAGGCCTCAAATGATTTGGGCGGATCAGATAGATACGAAAGAGCTAACGCTAGCTACAAAGTTCATAGTGTCCACGCAAAATAATGCTGCCTCGCTCCAATTGGATAGTAAGATAACGATGAACGGTGGAAAAAATGGCGGCGTACCGCTTGCAAAAGCAGTGGAGGCCGCCGGTCAAGCCGATGTACAAATATTGAGCGCGATACTGAATGTTCTTGGCGGCGATCCGATCAATGAGCCAGGGAATGGCGCTCCTTCAGCTTTGCAGCAGGCTTTGAATGCAGCAACGGCAGGATTAAACCCGGGGGACTATTCATCAAATACTATAGAAAATCCCAATGTGCTTCAGTGAAAGATATTGCCTACGATATAACGGCTCTGGATGCTATTTTAACCGCTGAGGGTGATTTTGCGGTAACTGATAATCCATCTACTCAAAATGGAGGAATTATTTTACAGGCCAGGGGTTTTAATCGAAGTAACCTATTGCTGGGTATCGGGCTTTCTGAGGTACACGGAGAGGACATAACTGAGTTTGCTACGCAAATGAATAGATGGCAAACTCAGGTAACTGGAGATGGAGGACAAGCAGCATGGTCATATGATCCGAATAGTGGTAATACGTCGTGGAAAGTAAATTACCCGTTATGAGTTATACGGTAGGCTTGGGTGATACGATTATGGATGTGGCATGTAATAGCACGGGTATGGCTTCGAATGTGGATCCTATCTTAACTGCTAATGGATTCACGGATTGGTCGCCCGAATTATATGCCGGGCAGGTTATTGAAATACCGGCTACGCTCTCTACGGATATTAATGTTTTAGCTCAGCTTAATAGCTATCCGATTTGTCAAAATGCTTCAGATACAGGAAATGAATTGGCGGATGAATTATTCGATCTTTTGAACGGCCTTTGGATTTTAAGTACTGGATATTGGGATGTAATAGCGGTATGGACACCGACAGGAGTATGGAACCCGGGAAACTAAAAACATATGCAACAATCAATAGTTGAAGGGATGTCAGGACAAGCTGCGCTTGAAGTTATCAATGGTAACTTTACAGAGTTGTACGGCGCCTTGACTTTTCCTGTTAAGCTACCGGGTCTGAATGCGAATACGACTTACGCGGTCCCAGCAAATGCTTTCATATCAGAAATTGATATTTTAGCTACTTCAGGCGCCCCTTCAGTTAACATAGGGACTACGCCAAACGGGACCGATATATTGGACGTGACACAGCCTGCTAATTTTGCGCATGCTGAAGTAGAAGCGTATTATGCAGCCTCTGCGCCTATGTACATAACAATCAGTGGAGGTACAATTAGTTTTAGGATGCTTATAACGCTCAATTATTTCTAATGAGTTCTCAGACGCAAATACTAGCCAACATAGGAAGCATTGGTATGAATAATGCCAGCAATGCGGCTGTAACCGTCATTATCGCTCAGGGCGTAGGTTTATGTATCGACAATACGATCATAGAATTCGCCAATACGCAGGAGGCGATTCTATACATGATCACGAATAAAAATTACGGTAAAGCCGGATATTATGTTGCTGCTGCGCTAGCCTTTCAAAATGGATATAATTTAGCGCCATCAGCAAGTACTTTATATCCTTCCTATGCTGTAATAGATCCGACGGCCCAGGTCGTCAAACAGGCAGCTTTTGAAGTAATTACGCAGGGATCGAATTCTCTTTTATTCCTTAAAATAGCCGGGCAGGACCCGGTTACCGGATTGCTTCAGCCATTGCCATCGGATCAATTCGCTGCATTTCAGGCATACATGACCAATTTCTTAATCCCTTATATTCCTGTCACTTTCATAAATAATCAGCCTGATCAGCTCAGCTTTAATGGGATATTTACTTACTACCCCACTTATGACGTGAATGTAGCAAGCGCTGCCATTATGCCGCAATTGACTTCATTCTTAACGAATTTCCAATTTAATGGGCAGTTCTATTGCGGTGATTTGGAAAGTTTCGTTCAGTTCGGAAATGTGCCGTTAGGCGGATCAATCCCCGGAATACCTGGATGCAGGAACTTTAGGCTATCTAATACGTCATTGAACGGAGTAGCTTTTGCCGATGATATAGTCCTTCCATCTGGATATTTCAACTATACTTCAAATATCATAAACAATATTCAACTGGTAGCAGCCTCATCATGACGCAATTTAGAAACATACAGTATTCCAGAATGCTGATTGATACGCTCAGTAGCGATCTATCATTTAATTCAGATGGTAGTTTGACCTGGTTCTATAAGTATTGTGCTTGTTGTTTGCAACCGCTGGTAGCTCCTTTTGCGGCCTTCGTAACTTTTCGAAATACGGAGGCTTTGATCGCTCAATGCGCTTATCAGATTGGCCAGCTTACCAATGTTCTAAATTATTTATTTGACCCGGTCAACAATACCATAACGATATCCCGGGCAGTATCAAATCAGCCGGCTATTGATGATTGGGCATATCCAGCCAAATCACAGTTGACTGCCGGCTGGACTGATCCTGCCAAGCTTCAAACCAGGGGATTTACTGACGCTGTCAATACTACCGGAACCCTCATTACTATACCTCCGTATGTAGACCAAAGCGCTTTAGTAGCCGTTGTGGAACAAATCCGCTTGGAGGGCCTAACCTATTCAATCGTCGTATCATGAGTTTACTACCCTTTCCTTTCGTAAGAAAAGGCTATCCGGGCATAGATAACCCCGTATATACAAACGACCTGATTGCAGGTAATCAGCAGGTATGGGATGGGCTCAGCGCGCTTTTGAATCTCACCTCTACTGGATTCGCCATTATTTCAGGAATGGCGTATACCAGCGGCGCTCCTGGATCATACGCACCTGGTATTTTTTGGCTCGCAGGTAGCTTCTATCCTATATCGACAATAACTACTGAAGGACAGTATTTGACCGGTGGTACGATGGATACGCAATTGCAGGGCTTTGATGATGGAAACGCCAGGAATATCTACACGCTAAATGTGGGGTCGGCCACAGCTAATAATACAGGTACCGGCCCGTATTCGCCCGTTCTTTCTGGAAATATGGGAAATTACCGGCTAGGTGCTAGCGACATGAATGCAAATATCCAGAGTCTGCTTGCTACGCAGGCGCTTTTAGGAAACGCTGCATTTCTGAATGTCGGAATGACTGCCGGAACGGTTGCAGCAGGTAACGATTCTCGTTTTGGTTATTCTACTGCGCAATCAGACGCCAGATATGCGCAAATATCTAAGGTGCTTATTGAGGGAAGCGGTAATAATAGCTTTGTACCGTCCGGTCCTTATGACCCAGCTACTAAAAGCTATGTGGATAGCTTGGCGGCTGGAGTATTGGCTCGGGGAGCTTTCACATTACCTAGTCAACCTACGACGGGGGGAACAGTATATACTGTTCCTATTTCAGGCGTCACTACAATTAACTATTTACCGTTTGTTCAAATCGTGAATCTTTCGGGTGCCGGGGCCGGCGACACGGCATATGCGGCCGGCGTTCAGAATTTTCAGACCGGATCTTTTGATGTTCGTTTGGTGGCAACAGGAAGCGAGAGCATAAATATTTCTATCGTATACATACTTTTTGCCACTACCTAAATATAAGGCAATGAAAAATCTACTGTTTCTTTTGGCTATATCTTTACTGGGTTGTGCAAGCCATGCACAAACTAATAATCCTGTTAGGGTAGCTCAGCCTTATATATTTTCTACCTACATTCAGGTAAAAGATTCGGCTCGCGCAGCTCTTTTTTTGACCGGGAAAGATACGGTAGCAGTTAATAGCTATGTCAGGACCTTCATGGATACCGCCATTTTAAGCAGCGATACGATATATTTCAAAAAAGCTAATGGCGCTGTGTTTTATGCAGTCGTTCCTATTTTAACATCAACTCAGATTTCTCAACTTGCAGCCTCTTACAGTTCTATAACTCCGGCAAGATTCGACACAGCCGCCAGATTACTGTATCTAACATCTAATAACGGCTCAGTGACGCAGGTAAGCATACCCTACGGAACAGGCGGCGGGGGCGGCTCCGGTATCACATCGCAGACAAGTTCAAAAGCGGGTAATTTGGTCACCCTTACGGCCAATACGAGTGCTACTGTTAGCTTCAGCGTTCACGATACGAATTTTAATTACTCGGATACGACTGTATGGAATGGTAAAATGGATTCAGCCCAGGTAAATGCCCGGTTCGTACCTTTCAGTGATACTTCAGCCATGCTCGGGGCGTATCTCAGAGTTTTTCTGGGTATGAAATATACTGATTCAGCTACGCTCATAGCATCGCAATGGCTTTTACGAAAGGTTGTTGACAGTGCTTTAGCCTCAATAATTTCCGGTGTCTCTTCTGTAAATGGTCTCTCAGGAGCTGTAACGCTCACTTCCACAAATATAGCCGAAGGAACAAATCAGTACTTTACCCAAGCTAGGGCCAGGGCGGCGTTAAATAGCACAGCGCCCCTTATCTATAACAGTGGTACGGGAGGATTATCAGTAGATACCAGTACCCAAGCTACCGGGCTCTCTACGATTGCCGGCGCCAGGCGAATAGCGGATAGCGCTGCTTCAGCTATCGGCGTACCGGTTCAATCGGTGAATGGATTGACAGGAGTCGTAGTGCTTACTTCCACGAATATAGCCGAAGGAACGAATCAGTATTTTACTCAAGCAAGGGCCCGAGCAGCTTTATCAGCAACCGCGCCTTTGTTGTATAACAGCTCTACCGGGGGTTTGTCAATAGATACTAGTACTCAGTCTACAGGACTTTCCACCATTTCAGGTGGTCGGCGTATAGCGGATAGCGCAGCTTCTGCAGCTCTTTCAGCTGCTAATACAGCTATAGCAGCATTGACAACTTCCAATATACCGGAAGGATTAAACCTGTATTTTACCCAGGCGAGGGCCCGAGCAGCTTTATCCGCTTCAGCTCCCCTTATCTATAACAGTAGCACAGGAGGACTTTTAGTCGATACGACCACGCAAGCTACAGGGCTTTCTACAATTGCCGGCGCTAGGCGCATTGCTGACAGTGCGGCCGCGCAAGCTGTTGGATCTCCGTATACCGGAAATGCCCCTGTAGCCATCAATTCCCGGGTTGTGTCAGTGGATACGGCAACGAATGTCAGTGGCCTTTTAACCCGGGCCGATGGACGCCGTATAGCGGATAGTGCGGCGGCGCAAGCTGCCGGAGCTTCATACACAGCATCCGCACCTATCATCATTACGAGCAGAAATATATCGGCAGATACGACCACGCAGACTACCGGGCTTTCTACGATCGCAGGAGCCCGCAAAATTGCGGATAGCGCTTCTAATTATGTTGATACCTTAAAATTCTTTTATGTCGGCTCGGGAGTTAAACCTGGGTATAAAATGGGGTCTGACAGCCAGGCGTTACGGAATATCAATGCCATAAACGGAGTTATCGGGGGACTTAACAGCGACTCATCCTTATCTCTCCAAGTGGACAGTAGCGCATATCCTACCTGGGCCCGAATGTATAAAGTAGCGGATAGCTTGGCTGCGAGTCTTTCTGCTACCTTTACAGCAAGATCGCCACTGATATACAATAGCAACATACTATCGGTTGATACGGCTACGCAAACTACAGGTCTTTCTACGATCGCAGGCGCTAGGCGTATAGCAGATAGTGCTTTAGCAGCCTCAACGGCAGCCGTAGGTTACAATGTTCAATTTCTGTATGGCCGGGGAACTGGCGGAATCCCCATAAAAAATACGGATTCTGTCTATATAAACTCAAACCTGGTAGGTAAGAACGTGCAAGTTTTTGTATCGGCATCAGGATACAGCAGTTTTTTGCAGGATAGCGCAACCTGGGCGCTTTTAGGTAGCCCGGATTCTGTCCTATATTTTCGATACAATAAAACTTTCGGTCAACTCACTTTTTCAAATTTCGGAAAAGTAGCAGGCATACTGAACGGACATACGGTTATATCTATTTTCGGAGGCCTTCAGGGATATCCGGCCAATCTGGATACAGGAACCGGACCTACTTTAGTGGTTAATCCGAGCATCTTATCCGGTTTTTCTACAGTCACTGGTACGCAATCGGCTAGTCAAAATTTTACTGTATCCGGTACTAATTTAACAGCCAACGCTATAGTGACGGCGCCCACAAACTATGTAGTATCCCTCTCTTCAGGATCGGGCTATGGATCGTCAGTGACGGTTACTGAATCAGGTGGCACAATATCCACGACAACAGTTTATACCGCCATAGCGGGCAGTGCGCCCATAGGTAGCCCTTCCGGGAACATATCTGTAGCATCGACAGGCGCGACTACCCAAACTGTTCGAGTTTCAGGTACCGTTACGTCATCGCCTACTTTGACGGTTACCCCTACCTCCCTAACCGGGTTTGCAACCACTACGGGTACGCCATCACCTAGCAAATCCTTTACACTTACTGGGGCCGGGCTATCAGCCAATGCGACAATTACGGCGCCTTCAAACTATCAGGTATCGCTTGATAATGTGTCATTCAGCGGTTCATTGACTGTTTCTGAATCAGGCGGTACGATAGCGAGCACAACCATTTATGTAGAAATAGCCAGTACTGCGCCAGTTGGCAGCCCTTCGGGTAACGTTACCGCGGCATCTTCTGGCGCGACAACCCAAAATGTAGCTGTATCAGGTACTGTAACCGCGGTTCCTTTACTATCGGTTACACCGGGCTCGCTTTCCGGATTTAGCACTACTGTTGGGTCACAATCAGGAAGTCAGACATTTGCTTTAACTGGGTCGAACTTGACAGCTAACGCCACCGTCACTGCTCCTTCTGGATATGTAGTATCTTTAAGCTCGGGATCGGGTTACGGATCATCAGTGACGGTTACTGAATCAGGAGGAACGATATCGAGCACGACTATTTACGTGGCGATAGCTAGTACAGCTTCTGTAGGAACGGTTTCAGGCAACGTCACTTCGGCTTCTACCGGAGCGACAACCCAAAATGTAGCAGTAACCGGCACGGTATCTTCTGGCACAGCGCTGGACTCTATACGGGTGCAATTTTCCGACTCAACAGGAGATATTGCTCAGTCCGGGTGGAAGCAAATGACGGGCGATATTGCTACCCATTCAGGAAACATAAGCGTGACAGGAGGGCTTAGCAATACGATCATCGTAACAGCGACAAAGGCTAACTGGTATCCTACGAATCCAAATAATTTCGGTTCGGGAACAGCTACGGCCGTATATACATGCAGCTATACGCCTTTCAGCATAAATACGACGAATGTACTGTTTCCCTATGCTACAGACGTTATGAGCGGCCTTTGGTACAATTCAACGGCAGGAACAGCAGGCAGTGGATCCGGAGGCACTATACCGCCGCAAATAACTATTTCGGGTTTAATACCAGGGCATAACTATTCTATGTCGATATCTGCCGCTTGTACACAGGCCCTATTTAATGCCGCGGCTAATACACAGGAAACGCAATATTTTGCCGGTAGCCCCTTGACTTCTATAATAGCAGCCGCAAATAATACTGTGCCAATGTGCGACCAGGGATCGGGTACGCCCACCAATTCAACAGTTATGGGGCTATTTAATGTAGCTAATAGCACTCAATTAACTGCTGACTCAAACGGAGACATATTTATCTGGTTCATTGCCAATGACGCGGGAAGCGTAGCAGGTGTAAGTGCTTTCGTATTAACTCAATTGAATTAGCGTGAAATTTATACTGTCAATATTTCTTTGCATACTGGGCCTTATAACCAAGGCTCAGTATGCTCATACGTACAATGTAGGAACGGGTAGCGGTAACTTAACAGTGGATGGTAACGTGACGACGTTCCTACCTGGATCTCTTATTGTTATCGCACCAGGTAGCTATGGAACTATCAATATTCAGAATTTAACCAGCGAAACGGTAGAAAATGGCAACGGCGCCGTAATAATGGACGGGGGCAACGGAACGAATAATTATGCCGGCATCAATATGACGAGTTGCAATACTACGCACATAACCAGAAACCCAGCTATCGCTTCGACTGTTCCTTACGGTTTTATTTGCCAAAATAATAATTATCGACCCACGGCCATTTCCAATAGAAATATGTTCGATACACTGGAATGGATCGAATACTACAATATCGGGGATTACGTAATTTATTTCAGCAGCTCTACGTCATATGTATGGGATGGAACTGACGCTACAGTGCAGGGGAAAGGATTATCCCTGAAAAACTTACTTTTCGACAGTTGTAGTGCTACCTGCATTGAAATGCCCGGTAGCTTATCAACTTCGGCGGTTACCAATTTGCAAAGGGGAACTGAGTTCGGATACATAAATTTCAGGTGGTGTGATGGCGGAGATCTCGTTTTTTGCCAACCAATTGATCAGTATACCATACATGATTGTATCGGGTGGCAAATAAATAATGATAATGATGACGATAACGGATTATTTCATATGGTAGGTAATGGTGATTTCTACCGAAATTATTTTCATGAATACCAAGGACACATCATACGTATGTGGACGCTTTCATATGGGGCTATCCCCGAAATAGATAGCGTGTACGATAATATATCCGATTCGTCATATAAGTACTCTCCTTACGAATGGCAGTCAACAGCAGGGCTCAATATTCCGGCTGCTCCGAATACTACCTATGTGAATATACGCTTGAACAATAATACTCACGGAGATTTAAATTATTCACATCAAACGAGTTTTGATGCCTGCTTAGTTGATAACTACTCCATGCCTGCAGGAGCTACCATTCAGGCTAAAAATAATCTTCTGTTCAATACTTTTACAAGCAATGGAATAGCAGGTCGTATGTATCAATTCACACAGACGGGTACGGATACGACTAAGAACTGGTATTATACTTCAGCGACGAATGCAGGCTTTAATATTTCGACTCTTTATTTGACTTCAACTTCGCCGGTCATAAATGCCGGTATACCCGGATTTTTATTGTATCCTTACGATTATCATGGCGTAGCTTTCAATATATCGTCGCCAAGTATAGGTGCCGTTCAATCATACAGTTCCTCCCCTATTTTAGCACCTAATAGCTTTCCCAGGCATCACAAGAAAATCATAATAGAATGAAAAAGTTTCTGATCATAATTGCAATTTTGGCTTCTTTCTGCAAATCAGAAAAGTCGTTTTCTCAGGTAAAAGCTGGCTCTGTTCCTGGGCTAGATCTTATTAAATATCTATACGATTACGGCAGTTCTTTCGGGCCCACTACTTTGATAGATAGGGAATACGCGGATAGCGCCGATATTTTAAGAATGCGCTATACTGACAGCGCTGCAGCTTTGGCCCCATATTATCGATTACCTGGGTTGTTTATGCTACCATCAGGCCATATTATAGGTGCTGATACGTCGTCTGCTACAGGCTTCAGTGCTTATTATGTGCGTAAAGCCGATAGTACGAAATACTACTATCCTTACTATTCAAATCCTAGAGGGTTCATATCAGGTAATCAAACAATAACGTTTACTGGAGATGCGACAGGTTCAGGAACGACTTCAGTGCCATTAACTTTGGCTACTGTAAATAGCGCCCCAGGATCTTACGGGTCATCTAATCAAGTAGCTGTTGTGACAGTTAACGCTAAGGGTCTCGTAACTTCATCATCCACGACTAGCATAGCTTTTCCTGTAACCAGTGTTTTCGGTAGATCCGGGGCCATCACCATGAATGCTACAGATATTTCAACTGCGCTAGGTTTCTCTCCAGCTCCTATATCGGGAAGCGCTAACTACGTAAATATAAATCCTGGATCAGTTCAATCAGGCTTCATGAATATTTCAGGAAGGATTCAGTCTGGAGATACGACCACTAATAATGGTGCAGGATTCATTATGCCGAATATGGGAGTATTCTATGGAACTAGTTCTACCTCACTTCAGCGCATACCGTTATTTACAATACTTCAGTCCGGTAATTTTCAGATTATTCCTTTCATGACTTTTCAGAATGGATTTTTGAGCAACGGACCGGTAGAACAGCTTAATAACGTTTTTTTTGGTGCTAAAACATTTAATAACGCTTCTGAAAAAGCGCTTATAGGGCTGGATCCAACAAATTATTGCGTCGTTTTTCCGAATGGGGGAAGCGTAGCGGCTTTCCGAGCAGATAGCGTAGGAGGCGTGTATTTACCTTCTTTAACAAGCTCATTCAACCCTTCAGTGCAAAGCATTTTAATATGTGATTCTACCTCATCGCCAAGCTACAAAATATATAAAAGCTATCGAATCAATCAGCTTCCTGTATCATCTAGTCAAATAACTACGGGACTTGGCTATACGCCTTATAATTCGACAAATCCTTCTGGATATATAACCTCTTCAGCGTTGGCATCGTACGTTCAATTGACGCCTTCATCGCAGCAACTAGGAAGTATAAATGTATCTTCTACTATAACTGCCGGCGATTTCATTCTGCCAAATGGGGGGAATATAACTGCGTTGCAGTATCAATCACCTTACTCTCAGACGGCTATTTTAACCTTGGATCAGCATAACCATACATTAATAGGGAACGGAGGGGTATATACGGATAGCGCTGGTGATGAAGTAATACCGGGTAATCTTTCTGTAGGCAGCTTAACGGTTGCCAGAAAAACAGCGTCTATAGTATACAGTTTCGGCGCTGGTACAGGCGCGACCATAAGCGTATCAGGTGATGGAACGTCGGGACGCATAACGCTCACTACCGGCACATCTCCTCAAACAACGAATGAAGTTTTTGATCTTACCCTATCATCTGCGTACCCTAATTCTAGTGGAATGGTTATCCAGGGGGCTAATGCAGCAGCAGCAGCCTTGACTCCTACGCAACAGCTTATCTGCCCTAATGGAGGTGCTGGTTCAAACGCCTCATTCGCGTATAGTTCCGGATCAACGGCGCTAGCGGCTGGAACTACTTACATATGGATGTACGTAATAAATGGAGATTAAATACTAAAATTATTCGGTTATGACTCTGGACAGCACAATGATTGCCTATGTAGGTAGCACGCTTGTAGGAACCCTAGGTACCTGCATTGGTCTTTATATGCAAGTTTCTTCACGGCTTAAAACGCTTGAAATGAAAATGCAGCATATGGAAGAAAGCGCAAAAAGGCAAGACGATAAATACGATCAGATACTCAGAAAATTGGATGAACATGCTGAAAAATTGATCGAGGTACAGCTCGATTTAAAGGATAAGCAGAACAGGTCTTAGTATTCAAAACCACGTAAATAAAAAACTCATGAATCAGAACAATTTTTTCATTCAAATTTTCTTTCGGTTATTCTCTAAAAATCCTAAGTTTTTTCAGATTATCCAAATCATTTCGTTGGTATGCGCTGCAATTGCCGGACTACCGGAATTATTCAGCTATTTCGGCGTAACACTTCCTGCTATATGGGTCAGCTACGAAAACCTGGCGGTAGCTAAAGCCGCACTTGTCGTTGCGTTTATTGCGCAATTACCGAAGCAGGATCCTCCGGCTACCGGAACAAGTTCAGGAACCTCGGCAGCCGCTAAAGTGCTGGTTATTCTCGTTTTCGCCTCTATTTGTAGCCTTGGCGCTAATGCACAATCATTTTTTAGCCGGCTACCTAAGTATGCACCTCCTCAGAAAGCTCAGCTGAATGACATGGCATTCGCACCCAGGGCTCTCATTTATACTGCTCCTGTTACCGATAGCATATACAACGCTTTTCGGCCTATTGTAGTTGCGGCGGCATATTCCGAACCGGGTAACATCCTTATGGCGGGTATCGGCGTAGCTTATCAGCATGTCGACTATAATTACGCGACACAGCTCACTTCTGTTAAATGGGAGGTAGCGGGCGTAGGTTTTGCAGGAGGATCGGTTATTCCCAATTCTATTGCAAGCATCGTGACTGCTGGCATTTTAGGGGGCCTTCCTATTCAAGGCGTTCCTATTTTAGCCGGGCCGGACTACAATTTTGGTGCACCAAAAGGCAATAAAATAGGATTTGCGATTACAGCTACGATCAACCTAAATAATTGACCTTTGTTTTGGAGAACGATCATACTTCAGCTTACCGAAAAAGATCAGGTTATTGCCGATTTAAAAAATGAATTGAATCACGCAATTGATTGGATAATGATTCTTATAGCTATGTTGATCGTTCTCCTTCTTTATATTATTAGTAAAAGCTCAGACTCATGAATGAAATAATATTGGATCAGTTGAAACAAGTATGCGGTGCTCCGGATAGCGCTGCGCGTTTTATTGATCCGCTTAATAAATATACTGCTCAGTACGATATAAATACGCATAGTCGGTTATGCGGCTTTATAGGGCAAGTGTCAGAAGAGTCAGCCGCATTTGGCAAATGCTTGGAAGACATAACCGATACGCAAGCCGATCGAATGTACGGTAAGCGAAAGGACCTGGGAAATACTCAACCAGGGGATGGTGCCAGGTTTAAAGGACGGGGGCTTATCCAAATAACGGGTCGTAACGGCTATAGAGATGCTAGTATGCACCTGTACAAGGATTTACGTTTGCTTACCAATCCCGAGCTATTAGAGCAGCCAGACGGCGCCGTACAATCGGCCTGTTGGTATTGGTTTAACCGGGGACTCAATTCTGTTATGGATGTTCCATTGAACTATCAATTTAAGGTCAAAGTGAATGGAAAGCCTGAGGTTTTCACTACCTATCAATGGGTGACTGAGAAGATCAATGGGGGCCAGAATGGGTATACTACCAGGTTGAAATTTTTTAATAAGGCCCAGGAAATATTTCCAAAGGATCCAGCTATTGCACCTACGCCACAAATAAAATCAAAATAATCATGAACGAAATTAAGATTCCTACTGTAGGTAGACAGGTGCATTTTTTTCCGGTAGCTGAAAACGATAGCATAATCAGAGTTAACGGTGTTACCTTAGCTCCGGCTATAGTCATTCAAGGTTTTGATCTTAGCGTGAATATGCAAGTATTTACGATGAGCGGAGACGCGCTAAATGTATTAAGGTACAGCGTACCTCATAAAACTATCGCGTTAGAAGGCCAATCTTATTGGGACTGGCCCGAAATCCATTAAACGCGTAGTGGTTTTTAAGGAAGACCCCCGGTTGTTTCTACTTCCGGGGTTTTTTACGCCTTATAAAATAAATCTTGAATATAGGTCGTTTAATTCAAGATTTATGTATATCTTTGACTAAACAAATAATAACATACTATGACAAATCAGGAAACTGGACAAAAAATGGCGCTTCTGGCGCACAACGCGAGGGCTTACGCTGAGATGCTGACGCTTTCAGCGAAAGAATTAAATGCCTTGGCTACTGTGCTAGAAATACAGCCAGATGCAGAGGCCGAAAACGCCTATCAATTAGACCTGATTCTAAAAGCAGCACTTAAATCATTCAGATTTATTGCGACGGATGTTAGAGTTACGCTGGAATCATTGAACCGGCCTATCTAATTGATTTTAGCCCCTGGAGTATTATCTAGGGGCTTTTTTATGCCCAGAAAAATAAATCTTGAAAAAGGCTTGTTTAATTCAACTTTTAATTTTAGCTTTGATTCATCAAACAAACAATAACACTTTCCTTTATGAAATTACGTCATACAAACTCTTTTACCCGCTCGGTTTCTTTAGAAGAGGGGATTTTATTTCTGATTTCTTTGGGCTACGTACTATCTCCTAAAGACGAATTGCAGGTGTTAGGATATACGGACGGCACACGCCAGTTAACAAAAAGCGATGGTTGTGTGACTTATTACGCCAGCGTTTCCCCGAATAGACTAGCTAAAGGCTGTCCTGAAATGCTGCCTTTTGATATTCTTTATTGATAAGCTCGCTGGTTTATATATCGCCGCCTCGCATCGTAAATGGTGCGAGGCTTTGGTGGCAAAACTATTTTATATGCAAGATAAAAAGGTTTTTATTGGTCTGTCAGGCGGGATAAATTCCATGGCCGTTCTTTGTTGGCTAGTTGAGTCTAAAATCATTCCGTCGGAACTGCATCTATTTTATGCGCATTTAAAAGAACATTCACCTGATACTTTTAAATTCGTTGTTGCTGGTATTAGGTATGCAAGACTTCATTTCCCTAACGTTCATGTTAAAGTGACCCGTAATAGCGTTTTGGCTTTTTTCGAGGAGCAAAAAATGATTCCACACCCGACTATCAGCCCATGCACTCAGCGGCTTAAAATAGAGCCTATGGAAAGATATTGCGCCGAACACGGAATTACTATAGATCTCATAGGATATGTTCGTAAGGAAACGCGTAGGATCAAAAGAATGGAAAAAAAGCGAGACGAAAACCTAGATTTGGGCAAGCTATTTCCTATTAGAGACTTCAATGATGATTGGTGCTTCGAAATCGTCGATCGACATATAGGTTGGCACCCTGCAATCTATGACATAAAAGATGATACCGGGAAACGGCTATTTACGCACAACAATTGCCTGCCCTGTAAAAATATGTATGTAAAGGATATGAGAAATATACAATCTCATTTTCCAGACTACATGAATAAAGCGACTATAACAGCGAACAAGCTAAAAAAATATTGGGGTCGCAATGCTGAAGATTATTACACGCAATTCGGCCGCGAGGATTTAAACATCCCTCAGTGCGAAATTTGTCAGTTTGATTAATTAATCACCTTTTAAATAGTAAGTAATTATGCCAAAGACAAGAAACACCATTGCACAACGAAAGGTTGAACTGATCAACAAATTGTCTATTCCACATATATTAAGCGAAACATCTATTTTCAAAAAACCAATAGGAAAGCCTCCACTGGATGCGTATACAGTCGATCATATAAAAGAAGGACTTGCACTTTGGTGGAATAGTTGGGTAAAGGACGAATTGGATTTTTTAATGGATAAAATTTGATGATGTTCAAATAGCCCGATACCGTAAATGGATCGGGATTTGGCGGCAAAACTATTTTATATGCAAGGTGAAAAACTTACCAAAGCCCTTGACTGGTTCAGCAAGGCCGTAAAGATGGAGCAGGAAAATAAACCTACGATGGCCGAAAAAGCAATGGATCGCGCCATTGCGATGGAGAAAGAAGGCCTGGAGGCCGGCGAATCTTATGATTAGTTAAAATCTTAGCAATGAGCAAACCGGGTACCGTCAATGGACCCGGTTTTGACGGTAAAACTACATAGTATGAGTACTATAAAAGAGCTACTTCCTAAACCTTCCGATGCTGTTCAAGCCATGATTGGCGGACTTAAAGAGTACGACGCTGATCCGAATTTCAGTATATGCATGAAGTCATATGGCAATTCGGATGCATCAGGTGTTTGTTTCGGTTGCGCCGCTACTTGCACAATTCAGCATGTTTTCAAGTATGCTTTTACTCCCTGGCAAATCAAAAGTACCCTTAGAAGAGCAGCCGCCGTAAACTCAGATTATAGTGCGCTCAATAAATTTGAGTTTATGATTAATGGTTTAAGATCGGGCGATTTACACTCGTTATTATACTATTATGGCATAAATATTTACTGTAGTCTTGAATTATCGGAATTATGCAATGAATGGGATGCGCTACGCCATTTATATGCATTGAGTACCCATAATTGGAGAGAAAGACTGCCTCGTTGGGACCGCTTGGTAGCCAGGCTCAAATTTCATAACCTTTAAATTCATTTATCATGCTTTACGCTATTGCTATTGCCGTATTTGTTGCTATCATCATCTACCTTCTCATTGAAGTTCAAGTATGGAAGAGGAGGCATAAAAAGGAGCAAGTAGCTTATCGAGTCAAAAGAAACACTGATAAATTCATAAAAGCTGGCGGAAAGATCCAGCCTATAACTTTTACGATAGGTAACTCAATAGCTTTTGCCGATTCGCCGCATTTACCTGCTCACGAATTCATAGAACAGCTTAGGAAACTTACCAAGCCTGAAATGTCTCGGTACGTATTAAAAATAGCCGAATATCAACCAGCTTCATGGATCGAGTACAAACAAATAGCCCGGAAAGTCATTGAAAATATTTTAGCTGAGCGCGAAAATAATTCTTGATTAATTCAACTTTTCTTTATATTTGCCTTATGAGTAAAGTAACGAACGCCCACGGGGGCAGACGGAAAGGTGCTGGACGCCCTGCCTTCAGGGCCGGCTGGATTAAGATAAGTACGTCACTGCCTAAAAAGCTTTATATAGCCCTGGATCCTAAGAAAATACCAGGAGGTAGCCGGCCTGAATATCTTGCTGAGGCCCTTTTAGAAAGGATGAAAGCTGATGCTTTAGTACCTGCAACATTCACCTATTAATGGCGTATTATGGATCTTAGTGACGCGCATTGCGATATGATCAAAGCTGCTTTACATGGTGGCCGTCGGCAACGGCGAAAAGTGCTTACCTCTAAATTCCAAAAAGATGCTGCTTATATTATTGCTCATTCATCCAGCCGGGAAAATTCTCCTCCTGCTATTCTGCACCTGCTTAGGCGTTTATTTCGCGCATTGGCTTATCCAAGCGCACAAACGCTTTATCCAAGATACCGCGCCGCCTGAAGAGTGCGACTTACCCGATCCCTATGACGGTATTTACGATTACTTCGACGATGATCATTTGTAACTTTTAACCATTTATATCATGCCTTTAGAAATCACAGTGACGCATACGCTCGCACCTGAGCTTTTAAAACTTCTTACTGATGTCGTGGATCGGCTAGGCGAAGGATCGGAAGAAATAACTCCCGAAGCTAAGGAAAAGAAAGAGCGTAAGAAACGTACGCCGACGCCTGGCGCTACCGAACTGGGTCTTAATCCAGGACCTGCTTCACCTTCCCAATCATCTGACGCTTTAGGCCTCGGCGCTAAAACGCAATCTAACGCAGCTGATCTTGGTTTAGGTGCTGTCCAAAACAAACCTGTCCAGTCATCCGGCGCGATATCCCTGGAAGAGCTTTCTAAGCTTGCTACGGACTTCGCTATGGAGAATCCGGAAGTAAATCGGCAGAAAGTCATTGATTTGCTGGGCGAATTCCTGGTACCAAAAATAACCGCACTTGCGCCGAATCAAATCAATGACTTCCACATGCGCCTGCTGGCCCTTCGTTAAGCCTCTTTATTTACCTCTGAACCATTTTTATGCGCCTTCAAAAATCGCCGCTCGATCCGGTTAAGGAACGAGAAATGGCTGTAAGATCCCGAATCGTTACTAAAATAATGTCGATATTACATAAAAACTCGGGAAAACGAGCGGCGATTAGGGATCTTATTAACTCATATGGTGTTCGCTATGCCAGCGCGTTACCTGCTGATAAACTTTCTGAGTTCGAACAAAAGCTATCTGCTTTATGAGTCATGCCGTACTTGCTCCGTCAGGTTCTAATATGTGGTCTATATGTACGAATCAGGCCCGTTTAGCCGCGACTTTTCCCGAAACTACGAGCATATACGCTGAGGAAGGTTCTGCAGCTCATGCTTGGGCTGAGGCGATGCTTAGGTTATACTTTTTCGATGCTGCGATGCCTAAACCTACATTCAGGAAAGAAACCGATTTAGAGCCCTGGACGATTCGAGAACAGGTAACAGAAGGCTGGTATCCTTGGAATCCGTCAAATAAAGAGATGGAAGACCACGTGAAAGACTACGTGAATTTCTGCATTGAAACGTATGCCGAATACACTGTAGTATCTTCAGGTCCTGTAGGAAGCGTCCAAAATGCGCTCACTCCGTCCGTATATGTCGAACAGAAGGTAAGTCTGAATCCAGAAATACCAGAATCCTACGGTACCTCTGATTTCGGCATCATCTCCACTGAATACGGAATACTGCATATCATTGACCTGAAATATGGGCAAGGTGTTCCGGTCAGCGCCAAAAAGAACAAACAGTTGCTTCTTTACGCTTTCGGAATGCTGAAAAAAATAGGCCCCTTTGCTGATATACATACCGTTCGGGTATCTATCCATCAACCGCGGCTAGATTCCAGAAGTACCTATGAAATATCTGCTGAAGAGCTTATCCATTGGGTCACCAATGTAATGGCGCCTTTAGCTGCTAAAGCGTTTTCCGGGAATGGGATTTATGCGGCTGGCGAGCATTGTAGGTTTTGTGCGGCCAAAGGAAGCTGCCGGGAACTGACCGCGCATAACCTGAGACTGCAGGAAATATACAAGCTCAGGGAGGCTGCATTACTTTCTCCAGCTGAAATAGGGTCCGCATTATCGAGATCGGAAATACTCAGTAATTGGGCATCTGCCATAAAAGATTATGCGCTTAATCAGTTGATAGCCGGTAAAGATATCCCCGGATGGAAACTTATAGCTGGGCGAAGCAATCGGGCTTATGCTGACCAGGAGGCGATCAAAAGCATTCTTAGCGAAGATTTTCCGGTAGAAAAATACGAAAAGAAATCACTTATTCCGCTCGGTGAGCTTGAAAAATTGACCGGAAAAGCGTACATTGGAAAGAAGCTTTCTTTATTCATCATTAAACCTGAGGGCGCTCCTACACTTGCCCCGGCAGATAGTGATAAACAAGAAATAACCCGCGGTAAGGATGCCGCAACAGCATTCAAAGAGTTCATCACAGTTTAACATATCATAAACAATTTAAATCAAGTAATCATGGCTAGCAAAGTCAAAGGAGTAAACTTCATTACAGACGAGGGTCGTCTTAGCTTTTGTAACGTATTCAAACCCTTCGCAGGTAAAGCAGGCGACAAGCCTAAGTATATGTGCGATTTTCTTTGGCCTAAAACGAACGAGGCTTTCACGAACCGGCTAATTGCTGCAATGATGGAAGCTGCTGAAAATGGCCGGGAATGGCTCGGACTCGGCCCTACCGATCCTATTGCTTTAAAGAACATTAAGCATCCGGTAAAAGATGGCGATACCAAGGCCGCTAAGTATCCAGAATATGCTGGTATGTATTTCATCAATGCATCGGCTGCAGAGGATAAAAAACCTGAGGTTTGCGATCTCAGCGGCCGGATCCTCATGACCGAGCAGGAATTTTATTCCGGATGCTACGGGCGCTTGGATCTTAATATTGTCGTATGGGATCCGGCAAAAGCAAAAGGCAACCGAGGGGTCGGTGCATATCTCAATAATGTGCTAAAGACAAAAGACGGTATGGCCCTGGGTGGCGTCCGAAAATCAGCGCAGGAATCTTTCCAAGAACTTATCAAAGCAGGTAATCCAGCTGCAGCTACCGGCGCATCCTCTTCTCTATTTTAACTCGTTCATTCGGATTAGTCTTTCATGTATGTTGTTAGGCGGCCAGTTTCTACTGGCCGCTTTATCTTCCCCTAAATTCGCTCTTCGTTAAATGGATACGTTAAGCATTGATATTGAAACTTTCAGCTATCAAGATCTTACTAAATGCGGAGTAAGTCGATACGTAGAAGATCCAGGTTTCAAAATCCTTATCGTGGCTTTTTCCTGTAATAGTGGCCCCATTAAAGTTTTTCATTTTTGTGATGATTTAGATGATTTCTTTAGCTATGAGAATATAGGCTTTCGTAAAGAATTCGAATCGCGATTATTCGATTCTAAAGTTCGAAAAATAGCGTTCAACGCCCCCTTCGAAATGCCTTGCTTAGCAAAGCAGTATTCCAGGCCCATGCCTGCAGATGAATGGTCTTGCTCTATGGCCCGGGCTGCGCTACACGGACTACCTCTCGGACTTAATGCTGCTGCCATATCTTTAGATGTGGATGCCCGTAAAGATGCTGCAGGTAATAAATTACTTCAATATTTCTCCATTCCTACTAGCGAGAGGAAACGAAACATGCCGTCTACTGATCCTGAGGGCTTCAAAGCCTACATGAAATATTGCGTTCAGGACGTTTATGTAGAGCAACAAATAGCTGCTAAATTAGATGCTATCGGCGTAATTATTCCGGCGTCTGAACGATCTTTATGGATCCTGGATAGGGAAATAAACGATCGCGGTGTACCAATCGATGTTGAATTAGCCCAGGCTGCTGTAAAGATGGATACTAAAGTAAAAGATCGTCTTATGGCCGAGGCTGAACAATTGGGTGTTGCTAATGTACGCAGCCCTAAGCAGGTGAAAGATTGGCTCAAATTAACAACTGATAGGGATATTCATTCACTCAGCAAGGGTATGTTGGATGAACTGAAACAGCTGTTTCCGAATCAAGCGCATGTCCGCCGTATGCTGGAGATCCGTAGCCAGACTTCCAAATCGTCCGTCGCTAAATATGAATCCCTTCTCAATTATATATGCTCCGATGGCTGTGCTCACGACATGTTTCAATTTGCCGGGGCCAGCCAAACGGGCCGCTGGGCCGGGCGGGGACCTCAACCCCATAATCTCACCAAAAACGTCCTGGGCGTTGACGCTCTCGCAACAGCTATTAAAGCCGTAAAAGCTGGAAGAGGGGACATCCTGGAAATGACCTATGGATCAATTCCCTTGGTCCTGAGTCAGCTTTGCAGAACCGCTTTTGCCGCTCCCAATGGCTATTTATTCGCCCCTTCAGACTACGCTGCTATCGAAGCTCGGGTGTTGGCTTGGCTCGCAGGCGAGGAATGGCGCCTGGAAGTATTCCGGACTCACGGAAAGATCTATGAGACCTCTGCATCCATGATGTACGGCATTCCCTTGGAACAAATAACCAAAGGATCTACCTACAGAGTGAAGGGTAAATTATCCGAGCTTGGATTAGGATACCAGGGGGCCCGAGGCGCCTTGGAACGCATTGCACAAACTGCGCTCACGGAGGCTCTTTTAAAATATGAACTATTAGGTGAGCATCCAGTCCGGTTAACTGGCGAAACTCCTATAGAAGCTATAAAACGAGCCTTATACCTGTCCGAAGAGGATCTTATTCAAATACCTCCGGCCTGGCGGGCAGCATCTCCAGCTATCCCGAGGCTTTGGCGCTGTCTGAATGAATGCGCCATGAAGGTAACCCGGGATCGCGGCGGCATAGCTCGATACAATGGCCTGGAATTCAGCTTTAGGCAAGGATCGCTCATAATGACTTTGCCGTCGGGTAGAAGCTTATTCTATCATAAAGCTCAAATAGGACAAGGCGACTACGGGGACAATCTGGTATTTTGGGGCGTTAATCAAAGTAAGAATCGATGGGAAAAATATGAGACGTACGGCGGTTCGTTGACCGAAAATGCAGTACAGGCCATTTCCAGAGATATCCTGGCCGATGCTATGCTCACGATGAATGCACAGATACCCGAGTATCCTATCGTCATGCATGTACATGATGAAATAATGCCGCTCGTCCCGGAAAAAGAAACCGAACGCGCTGGTAAAGAGATAAAACGCATAATGGAAACCCCGCCAAAATGGGCGCCTGGACTTCCGCTCAAAGTAGAAACTTCATTCCTTAAATTTTATAGAAAAGAATAGTGTTATGGAAACCGCTAAACTTCCTCCTGTAGTAATCGCTTCTATAGAGTTTCGTAAAACAGACAAAACCGTGGATAAATTAGCTGCTGAAATGAAGCCGTTCAGCACTGCTGAATATGGTTTTATTAGCGGCGCTGAATGGCAGCGGCAACAAGATGAAGCTTTAATTAAATCAATTAGCGCCGGTATTGAATCGCTAATAACGGAACTGCAATCTGATATACTCCGACTTAAAGAAGCAATAAATAAAATTAATTATGTCTGAATCTATCGAAGCCTATCCTCTTAACTGGCCATTAGGATATCCTAGAACCTCATCATGGAATCAATCGAACGGTCCTTTCAAGAAAAAATCCATCGCCGTTTTAAGAGACTCATTGCTCAGAGAGCTATCGCTCATGGGAGCATCCAATGTAATAATAAGTTCTAACATGGAACTTAGATTAGATGGTCTTCCTAGGTCCAATTTCGATAAAAAAAGTATTTGGGATAGGGCCATCGCAGTATATTTCATTTGGAATAAAGAACAACGCGTGCTATGTTGCGATTCATATTGCAGCTGGGAAAGTAACTTAATAGCAATTACTAAGACGGTAGAAGCACTTAGAGGCCTGGAACGGTGGGGAGTAAGTAAAACCCTGAAAAGGACCTTTCAGGGTTTTACTGAACTTCCTCCAGCGCCGGAGGCTAAAAAAGCAAGCACTATAAAACCTTGGCGGTCAATTTTAGGATTGCCTTTCAAAAATAATTATACTTGGATCGAAATAAAAGATGCCTGGAGAAAAAGGAGTTTTGCTACGCATCCTAATAGAGGCGGAACAGCTGAATCATTTCAGGAGGTTCAAAAAGCATATGCGGAAGCAGCTGCAATTGCCGGAATAAAAGACTATTGATATGAACGTAACGGTAAATACGGATGCGTCATTCAATGCTAAGTACAAGCGAGGTACATACGCCTTTTGGATAACTTGTGATGCCGGGAGACACCGACAAAGCGATCAGTTACGCGGTAAAGTAGAAAGTCCTCAGGAAGCTGAATTTAAAGCGATCATAAATGCGTTGGATGCTCTATCTCGGTATAAATTCGGATTCATGCATTTGATTATTGTAAATACCGATTGTCTTCATGTAATTGAATATATCGCTAAATGCGAACGAAAAGGACAAACAGCGCATCTTCATGAGCTTTTCGATCTTTATAAATTTTACAAAACGATGATTGCTAAACTACCAGCATCCAAAATAGAATTCAGGCATGTAAAAGCGCATACCAATGCAGAAGATAAACGCAGCTTTGTAAACGATTGGTGCGATAAAGCTGCTAAAAGAGCCATGGGTGAATTACTCAAATCATTGAAATCTTAAAACCACAAATATCATGACACTACTCGAACAACTTCGTAAAGCAAACATCGCTCGTTGTGAGCAAGCTTTTGGGCATAAAATAGAATCCTGGTCTCCCGAACAGTGGACAAACGCTTTAGCTGGTGAAGTCGGCGAACTTTGTAATTGCGTTAAAAAAAAGTATGGAAGAAATGAACTGCTAGATATACGCCAATTAGCTGATGAAGTAGGCGATATCCTTACTTATCTGGATATTTTCTGCACCCGGGTCGGTATAAGCTTACCTGATGCGACCATCGATAAATTCAATGAAGTAAGCAGAAAAAAGAACGTAAACATTCACCTTTTTCGCGAAGATCCTAATCCTGTAGTTGATGATACACCTGAAATGGTTTATGTCATAAAACGTAAACCTTATTCAAATACGCTTATTCTCATGAAGGCTACAAAAGCTTGGTGCAGTCGAACTAGTAATCAATATTGGGATTCAATAGAGGAAGCTTCTGAAGTGCTAGTTCAGCGTGCAATAGAAAGGGAAGTCGCCGCTAATTTACGAACAAACATGCATGCAGCGCATAATAATGAGAAACAGCAAGACGCTGCTGAGGCTATTAAGCGCACCTTGGAAAATATTTCGGCAGATGGCGCCGCCAAGTCTGGAGTAATCAATGTCAATATTGACACACTTCAGAAAATCGAAACTGTTTCTGTAGAAGACATTCAAAAGATGATTAATAAAAGCATCATCGGTCTTTTGAAGGGACTGGTTGTAAATGATAACCAAGTCTTCGATAAGCGAAATGATGGCTTGGATATAGCTGAAATGGTAGCCAGCAACTTAAAATCTTCTCTCCTTTGCTATCTTGAAATGGCTGCGTACGCTGAAGATAGCCGGCCGGGATATCCTCGCGTAGACGTAGAAGGTGAAAAAGTTGAATGGGATTTACCGCACTCAAAAGAGATCCTAAAAAGAATTCGTTTTGAAATAGCATCAGCTTTCAATTATGCGGCATATTTATATGCTGCTACAAACGGTAAAGAAGATGTGGCGGGGTTAATGGCTATGGTTGCCAGAGAACTGCATAAAAATAAAGATTTTAAAATGAATACTGAACAGTCCAAGGCATGATCCATGCTAACTTATTCAGCGGTATCGGCGGATGGGAAATAGCCGCCGATGCCATGGGCTGGGAAACTGTATTTCAATGCGAGAAAGAACCCTTTTGTCAACGAATACTAAAATATTACTGGCCTAATGCTTACCTTTTCGATAACGTGGAAACTGCCGATTTTACGCCGTATGCTGGAAAAGTGGATTGCCTCACAATGTCGCCCCCTTGTCAGCCCTTCAGCCATGCAGGACATCGGGCCGGGACAGAAGATCCCCGCCACTTGTGGCCCCATGGTTTTAGAGCAGTTCGGGAAATCAAGCCCAGGTGGGTCGTTTTCGAGAACGTTCGCGGCTTTGCTAGTTGGTCAGAAGGATTGGTATTCGAGCAGGTGTGTGCTGACCTGGAAGGTGAAAGCTATGAAGTCGTCCCGTTCATACTTCCTGCTGCAGGTGTCAACGCCCCGCATAGACGGGATAGGGTCTTCATTATTGCCTACTCCAAAAGCCAACGACTCGGAAAAGAGGGGGCAGATGTCGTTGCATCCGAGCAATGGGATACCAGGATTGGCGATAAACGCTATGTTACCCACTCCGGCGGCGAGGGATTGGCGCAGTATGGAAGCCTCAGAAATGACATTGAACAGGAACAGCCGTCCGTTGAGCGAGGTGATAGGCAATCTCCTATCGACGCCGAACGCTCGGGACTTCCGAGGATCGACCGGGTTGGAAAATCAGTCAGACCTAAACCGGGATCTTGGGATCCGTGGCCGACAGTTGAGTCCCTATTTTGTCCTGGAGATGATGGGCTTTCCTCCCGATTGGACGGAATTACCATTTCTAAATGGCGAAACGAATCTATCAAAGGGGCAGGAAATGCCGTAGTTCCTCAAGTCATTTTGCAAATATTTAAAACTATAGAAGCTTATGACAAAAAGACCAATTACTAAAAGACAGCTTGCTATCCTAGCGTATCTGCGTCAAAAAAATGGGATTGTAGCATATCCATGGCGTACACCTACTGAAATAGGGCTTCATCTAGGCTTTTCCTATACAACCGCCACTACTAAGGCCTGCACATCGCTTAGGCGCTTATTAGAACTTGGATACGTAAGAAGAAAAGAATTCTATCCACAGTATCAATTAACTCCCCGGGGCGAAGTGTTACTAGGTCCTGAAAAAGCTATTATCGATGGATCCGCAAACGCTTAAAGTCCTTAAAGTATTTGCCTTATCGCCTGGCGAATATCTTACGTCAACTCAGGTGGGCGTCGTTATCGGCCATCCATATCCGATAGCCGGCGTTCGAGTATCCGGCGACATAAGCCGTCTATGCGATCTTAGATATCTTGAGCGTGCCCATGGTCGATCTTGCTGGTATAAAGTAACTGATGCGGGTATCCGAAAAGCTGAGCAGGAATGGCAAACTGGCAGCAAAAATACTTGACACTGCCAAATCATTTGTGTACTTTCATTCCCCTGCCCTACTTTCTCTTATTAGCCTACAAAAAACTACAATATGATTATTGCTTACATTGCGCACCCTATAGCTCCGCATGAGGGTGTTACTACGCGTGACAATCTCATTGCCATCAAGGATATTGTACGGCAGGTCAACCTTAAATACCCTGATGTCATCCCCTTTGTTCCTTATTATGCGGATTGCATAGCTTTAGACGAAAATATCATATCCGAACGTGAACGAGGTTTACGTAACGATGAGGAGTTTTTCCGCCGTCGTGTAATGGACCAGCTATGGGTATACGGACCCCGGGTGAGTATCGGCATGCAGCATGAGATAATTACAGCCGTTAAATTTAATATTCCCGTTTTCTGTATGAATCCGGATATTGTTCACGAAGTAAAGACATTTTTATGATTGTATATGTGATTAAAAATTGGGAAACTTCAGGTATTCGACCTATGGATGCTACGAGATCCCATAATTGGCATAAACTTTATATAACTAGCCATAGTAGATATTTTTTAGGCTCAGAATGCTTCTTAACTGAAGGGGAAGCTAAAGCGGCTATCCGAAAAAAGCGTGCAGTTAAGATAAATTATTTAGAAAAGAAACTAGCTGCCATGAAGCAAGACCACGAACAGGACGTTTTTGAACCTCGTTAATAAAAAAGCTTCTGATACATGATCGGATTAGGAATACACTTGGGAAATTGTTTACAGTTGCTTAAAGAGGTGACAACTGAATCTATTGATATGGTTTTTATGGATCTTCCATATGGATGCACTGCCGCTGATTGGGATACTCAAATGAACCTGCGTGTATTATGGCCGCTTCTATGGAGTGCAGTAAAACCTAAAGGAATTATTGTTGCAACTGCTCAAATGCCATTTGCTGCAATACTAGCGGGAAGTCAAATACACAATCTTAGGTACGATTTAATTTGGTATAAGACACTTGCAACCGGTCATTTACAAGCTAATATAAAACCTATGCGCGCTCATGAATCTATACTTATATTCTATAGACAAAAAGGAACCTACAATCCTCAAAAAACATCAGGGCATTCATTAAGCCACGGCGCAACATCAAATATTAAAGAATCTTCTGTATTGTATCGAAAGCAAAAAACTACTGTCTATGTACCATCAACAGAAAGGTACCCTACTTCTGTATTACAATTTAAGAAAGATACTCAGCTAAGTAAACTGCATCCGACTCAAAAACCAGTAGCCCTATTAGAATACCTAATTAAAACATACTCAAATGAAGGTGACATTATTCTAGATCCTACAAGCGGATCAGGAACCACCGCGATAGCTGCATATAATACGAATCGAAAATCGATATGCATCGAAAAAGATTCTGCTATGTATCAAAAATCAATAGCTCGATTAGCCGATCATATTTTTACTCCTGACAAAAGCGTCTAATACATGCCTCTGGAACCTGACAAATCGTTCTCAATTGCCATCGGAAAAAGCAGAGAGGACAAGAACTGGAAGAACGTAACCGTAACCTGGGACGATCTATGCCTCAAACTATCCCAGGTCCACCGAACACCCGAATCCTACCGCGAATATATCGCCGCTCACAAAGACCGGCAGACTGAAATCAAAGACATCGGCGGCTACGTCGGCGGCTACATCGTCGGCGGCCGCCGCAAGCCGGAAGCTGTCACTGAGCGATCCCTGGTCGCTTTGGAGGTTGATGCCGGCGGCTGGGGCCCGTGGACAGACGTATTGCTAGGATCTACGGCCGCCTTTCTTCATACGACCCACAAGCATAATTCCGCGGATCCTAGGTACCGGATCGTAATGCCCTTATCCAGGTCCTGCTCCGTGGGTGAATGGGAGGCCGTCAGTCGTATGATCGGCTCAGATATCGGAATAGACTTACTCGACCACACAGCTTTCCAAGCCAATCGACTTTTCTATTGGGCGTCTGCATCCAAAGACGGAGAGTTTAAAAGCTCCCGGGTCCCTGGCGCCTGGATAGATGTCGATCAAGTCCTTAAACGGTATGAAAAAAGAGACTCACTGGGTCAGATCGTCGACGACTGGAAAAATATGTCCCAGTGGCCCCGAGCAGTCGCTGAACGGGAAAAGCTCAACCGGTCTATCGCCCGCCAGGCCGATCCACTTACCAAGCCGGGTCTGGTCGGCGCTTTCTGCCGGGCTTTCTCGATCCATGAGGCGATCGAGCGTTTCCTGGGCAAGTCCTATATAGGTGCCGCGGAAAATGGCAGGTACACCTATATTAATGGTAGCACTTCCGGGGGTCTGGTCACCTACGAGAGTAAATTCGCCTTTTCTCATCATTCGACCGATCCGGCAGGTGATCAGCTGTGCAATGCCTTTGACCTGGTACGGTTGCATTTATTCGGGTCCCTGGATGAGGATTCATCGGCCACCACGTCCCGGGGCACCCCTTCGGCCAGCGCCATGCTGGATATGGTCGAAAAACTTCCGGAGGTTCGCCGGCAAATCGCCACGGACCGGATGGCATCGTCCAGGTTCCGGGATTTCTTGACCGGGGCCCCCGTTAAACCGACAGCTGAGGCCCCTGAGTTGCCAAATGATGGGTGGAAGTCGGTGGGTGAGGCTTTGGATACGGTCCGAATGCAGGAGGCGCAAAAAAATGCAGGCGATGCAGGAGCAAACGGGGTAGACCCCGCGTTACAGACTGGGCAAAGCAGGGTAGCCGCTGCCGAAGTATTAGGGATAGCCAGGGAAAACCGGTTCGAGGCACCAAAATGGACCGAGGAACTGGAGTACGATAAGCGCGGACAGCTGTTAACCTCTGCCAAAAACCTCCAGCTAATATTTGAAAATGACGCCAATTTACAAGGCCTTTTCCAGTTGGATACGTTTTCCGGCGCCCGGAAATTAACCCGCTGCCCGGTCTGGTCTTTTGGTAGATCAGCCAGCGGAGAGGGAGAGGATAGCCTGCAGCTACAGGATAGTGACCGAGCTTGGCTTAGGATCTACCTGGATACGGTATATAAGATTTCCCATATTGGAAAAATTGGCGATGCGCTGGAGGCAGCCTTAGCGGCGAATCAAGTTCACCCAGTCAGAGAATATTTACAAGGTCTCCAGTGGGATGAGCTTCCCCGAGTAGATACAGCCTTAATTGAATCCATGGGCGCCGAAGATTGCGAGTATGTACGGACGGTCATGCGTAAAACAATGATCGGTGCCGTCGCCCGAGTATTCAAACCGGGATGTAAAATGGATAATGTATTGGTTCTGACTGGGCTGGAAGGGCTCGGTAAAAGCGGTTTTTTTGAGGCCCTGGGTAAACAATGGCATTCCAGCAGCCCCGGGGAGCTTGGAACCGTAAAAGCAGCTGAAAATCTCCGCGGGACCTGGATCATGGAATTGGGCGATCTTTCCGGGGCCCGCCGGGCGGATATTGAGGAAATAAAGAACTTCATTACTACTAGGTATGACAAATACCGGCCCGCTTATGGGCATGAGGTCGTAAAAATCGCTCGTCAGTCCATTTACGGGGGCACATCCAACGAAAAAGAACCACTAAAGGACGAACCGGGTAACCGCCGATGGTGGCCGGTAGCCGTCGGGGATCGCGACACCGTCCTGGAAAAGAAAAAGATCCTTACCCCAGCTTACGTAGATCAACTTTGGGCAGAAGCCTACCAAATGTTCAAGGAAGGTCAAACCTGGTGGCTTTCCAATGAGCAGGAAGAGGAAGCCCGGGTCCGGCAACGGGCAGCTACTGAAATGGATCCATGGGAACCATTGATCATAGACTACTTAAAAATGTCTGTTCCTGATACATATTCAGCAATGACACTAATGGAACGACGTAATTACTTTCAAGGGATTGTTCCGTTGAAAGGCGAAAGTCATCCTAGATCTACGGTTTGCAGCGCTCAGGTATGGGAAGAGTGCCTTGGATTGGACCGAACTAAAATGCAATCATGGGACGGAAGACGAATCACGAAAATAATTTTGCGACAAAATGGCTGGATTCAGCAGCATGCAGTCCGATTTCCGTGGTATGGTGTCACTAGAGGTATGCGCCTACCTTATGTAAGCGCAGTAGGCGAATAAATTTCGTACGCCTACTATCATTGACTACTTATAATTCATTGATATTATTATCTGTATACTTACTGTAGCCTTTGTAGTCGAATAAAATTAGTATAGTAGGAAAATTGAAAAATAGGTAAAAAGTGAAATGTAATAACACTAACAATCGTTCGGAAATTAACAAAAACACGTTTTGAGCTATATAGGAAAAATACGCCTACTGCGACTGTATGACTACAACCCGAAATGATATTTTAAAACTTAAAAACTGACAAAAATGCAGGAAAAAGTGACGCTACAGACAAAAGCAGTTATGGCTGCTATCGTCCTCGCTTCAAATAGGCAAAGAGGCAGGTCTTTCGGCGATGTCCGGGATTATGAGCTGGCTGCTAAGGAAGCTGGATTGATAAGCGAGCAAATAGAATTCGAGCATAATCACAATATCCCTAAAACCGATGGCGACCCCGGAAAGCAGCTTTAAGGACGTATTCAAACGGGAGGTCGAGGCCCTGGGATTCAAAACCTGGAAGGTTGTCGCTGTCGGCCAGGACGGTTTCCCGGATCAATTTTGGGCGGGATTTGGATTTTACGGGCTAGTTGAGTTGAAAGCGCCAGGAGGTAATTTATCTCCTTTACAGGAATTAACGATCAGAGACCTGCTAAGGGCCGGCGTGGATGTTCGTGTAATGGAACCCGAGGATTTAGTTCCTTTTTTGCTTTATCTGGCTGCGCGCCGCCCTTTGCGATTACTCGTTAAACCTACTCGATTGAATAAAAAACTAGGACTTTCATGAAAGCCATATTCAGACCGTATCAAAAGTTTGCCCGGGAGCACTTACTTAATGAACCGGCAGCCGGGCTGTTCCTGGACCTCGGACTTGGAAAGACCTTGATTACCCTGACGGCCATAAATGACCTATTATTTGACAGTTTCCAGGTCCGTAAACCGCTGATCGTGGCGCCGAAGCGGGTAGCTCAAACGGTATGGGATGCAGAAATAGCGAAATGGGACCATTTACAGCATCTCCGGTTGTCAAAGATCATTGGTACCGAAAAGGAACGGAAAGCGGCTTTACGGGCCCCGGCTGACCTTTGGATTACCAATGTGGACAATATCCGCTGGTTGCTGGCGCAGTATCCCATCGAGGCATGGCCGTTCGATATGCTAGTAATTGATGAGTTGTCGAAGTTCAAGGATAACCAAAGTTTGAGATTCAAGGATTTACGAAAATACAGACCTCGGTTCGCCCGGGTCGTCGGTCTTACGGCGACGCCGACGCCCAATAGCCTGGTAGAGCTTTGGCCGGAATTACGCCTCCTGGACGGAGGCTACCGGCTGGGCGATACGGTTACCGGTTTCAGGGAGCGGTTCTTTATCCACGATGTCTACGAACGGAAATACCGGCCCCGGGACGGTGCTAAAGAGGAAATATTCAGCATGATCAACGACATATGCATTTCCATGTCTCAAAAAGACTACCTGGATCTTCCCCCGCTGATCGAGGTGGAACATGAGGCTATTTTAGATCCCGGCGAGATGAAAGCGTACAAGGATTTTGAGCGCGCTAAAGTGATGGAACTGGCTAACGAGGAAAAAGTGACGGCGGTAAATGCCGCTGTCCTGGCCGGTAAACTACTGCAATACGCGGGAGGATCCATTTATGACGTGGATAAGAATGCCCACTTTGTTCACGATAAAAAGGTGGAAGTACTGGAGGAGTTGATCGAGGAAGCGAACGGCGCCCCGGTTTTAGTTGCCTATTGGTTTCAGCATGAACTGGAAGCCATTCTTAGGCGAATTCCTAAAGCCTACGTATTCGGCAACAAAAATGTCCAGCAGACGGTAGATAAATGGAACCGCGGCGAAATACCTATAATGGTTGTTCAGGCCCAAAGCGCTGCCCATGGGCTGAATCTTCAGGATGGAGGAAATATCATTATCTGGTTTTCGGCTATTTGGTCGTCTGAGTATTTCACGCAGTTTAATGGGCGGCTTTACCGATCCGGGCAGACAAAGCCTGTTTACGTCAATAAGATCTTAACCAGAGGAACCATGGATTTCGATGTAAACGAGGCAGTAAAGAACAAATTGATCGGCCAGGATGCATTATTAACCTCCATAAAGGCTAAATTAGCAGAGTATGGGAAAGTCCTCGACGGAACGGTCCCGAGCCTTCCGAAGCCGGTATCCGCTGATAGCAGCGTATAAGGATTTAAACCGGTCAGCAATCAAACGTTCGATTTCATTTGATGTAACTTTGGATGAGTTTGAGCATTTCTGTCACATGACTGGCTACCTGGAGAAAAAGGGTAAGCGATCGGAAGACTGGAGCGTTGAACGACCAAAAGCATGGATAGGGTACCGGCTGGATAATATGGAGATTATGTTACTGGGAGAAAATGCTGCAGGCGGCCCAGCAATCAGCAGGAATAAGTTTCATAGTCGCTGGAGACCTGCAATTGATTTTTACTTTTAAACCACTATAAGATGAAAACAGCGATACAAATAGTAATTGAAATACTTGAATCAGGGATAGATACTTTCAAAGATAGCGAAACCCGATATGCGAAAGGGTTTAAAGAAGCGTTCACATCCATTTTAGAGCCAGCTAAGCGACTGGAAAGTATTGAAAAGGATCAAATAAAAGAGGCGTATATAGCAGCATGTTTAGTAGATAAAGTGCAGGCTGAAAATTTAGCTGAACAGTATTACAACGAAACCTTTAAACTACTATAAAAATGCAAACAGCTATAGAAGAGGCCATTGAATACACAAAAAGTCTTAAAGAATTAATGACCGACAGCATATCAAACAAAAACGAATTTGCAAGAAGCGCACGCGCTACTTGTGAATTGATAATTTCTGACTTAGTAAAATTAAGACTTCGCAAAGAAAAAGATCAGATAAAAGAGGCATTCATAGCAGCAAGTCCATTAGATAAAACTTTCGCTGAAAATTTAGCCGAACAGTACTACAATGAAACCTTTAAACCACTATAAAAATGCAAACAGTTTACATCACTCGATACTGGGAAAAGCGCGGTATCGTCGAAACTGAGGGAAAGTTACAAACTTCTCATACCGGCAAAAACTATTTCCTTGTCCCGTCTGAAATGCAGGGACATTTTAAAGAAAACGAGTGTTTCACCCTTCGTCGCGCAGCAGTAGCTGAGTGCGAGCGGAAGCGGAAGGCTAAGCTCAAATTTCTTAAAGAGAAACTAGCGAAAATTCAGAAAATGACTTTTCTGTTGGCGCTTATGCTGGTATCGATCGGATTGAAAGCGCAAAAGGATAGCCAAATTGTGATGAACAGCTTTGGAGATACGATCATATATCGGCATATTCAAATGAAGGGAATAGATTGCTGGCAACCCATTTACAAGGATACTTCGTGGTATGACGACGGGCATAAATTCGAGTATTTTGCATATTGGCTAAATAGGCATTGGCAAGTAAGAGGCGTTATACCAGCTCCTATAACAATACCAGCTCCTATAACAATACCAGCTACTATAACAGCTGAGTACGGGTATCCGGAGGCTATTGATACAATTGTAGATACAGCGCATTTAGTCTTGCTGCCTGGTATATGCGGCGGGGTTTACGATCCGGATACAAGTGTTTGGTGCTGGGATAGTTTAGCTGCACATCAAAAATACAGGGAACTTGATAGCGCATTTGCTGATACGACAATGTTAATATTGAATGGCAGACCTTCCGTAAGATATTTTGATAGCGCGATTAGCTATTTAGCTACATGCTATACGGATACTACAGGAACACTTCATATGACAACTCCGGATAATAAATATTGGAAGTACACAAAAGAAATTGGATGGATCCGGCTGAATGAGAAAGGTAGGCCCTATGTAAAAAAGAAAAAGCCGGCTAAGAAATGGAAGTTTTTTCCGAATAATCCAGGAGGACCTGTCTGGAAACTTGTTACGTCAGTTCCAGCTATTACTATCACCGGTCTTATACTGATGCTAGCTATTTCTTGCAATGAACACCGATATACACCCCATAATAAATCGACGCTGCAGGAGCATTGGGAAACGAGGCGCAATCAAACGAATATCGATGCAGATGCGTATTGGGATTTACACGACTCCATCATTGTTTTGCAAGCTAAACAGGATAGCTGCACGGATACCGTGACTACATACAAAGGTGAAATGGATTGTTTAGATATCGCTTATCAAGCTCAGTATATGATCGAACGAGACGAAGCAATATTGCATAAAGTATGCGCTGAGGAAATCGAGGAGGCTAAAAATAAGTAATCATGGCACAGTTTGGAATGAGCAACCAGTTTTGGAAGAACCGGACGAAACACGGGAAGGATAAGCTATATATGGATAGAGCAGTGCTGAAGGAAGCGTGCATGGAATATTTCCAATGGTGCGATGATAATCCTGTTCCAAATGCTGAATTACTTAAATCAGGTGATTGGGCCGGTACTTTAGCCGAGGCTCCGCTTCGTCGTCCTTACCTTTTATCTGGTCTTTTGATTCACCTGGGTGTCTCGGATCAATGGTGGTTAAACCTCCGAAAAGACACGACAAAAGACGCCGATTACCTTGGCGTCGTTATATGGGCGGACCGCGTTATTGAGACACAACAGCTTGAGGGTGCGCTAGTTGGACACTTTAATCCGAGGATCATAGCTGCTAAACAGGGCATCAATGAGAAGACGGAAATTATCAATAAGAATGTCGATATGAATAAGTTGGCAGACCTAACGGATGACGAGATTAAGAGAATCGGTAAATCTTTGGAGGATGGGATATGAGTAGGCACGATAGCGTAGAAGAGTTTCCGCAATATTTTAGGGCTAAATCTGATGAAGTATATGGACATACGCATCCTGATTTAATAGCCGATATTCGAATACCAACGAGTAAGGCAGAATATCGTTTACAACATTTGTCTATGTTGTTTCGTGCTTGGAATGAGATAAAGGACCCGTGGGTAAGACGCTGTGCGCAGCTTCATATCATAAAAGAACAAGTAAAACTTTTAAACCATGGAAATATCAGTTAAACTTTGGAACGACTTGACTTTCGCTGCTGGCGATAGTGCAGCAGGCCATGAGTTGTTGGATCAGCTTCTTATACCCCGTAATACGGATCTTGGCGAGAGTTACACTTTGGCCGGTCGTATAATGATGCTAGGTCGAAGAGCTGGTCATTTGATTACGGAGGAAGACTTGAATAGACAAGGACTTAATAACGTAGCACGATATGGACGTTGATCAACAATCAATATTAAAGGTAGCGAAGTACAAGTGTATGTCTTCGCTACTTTTTTTTACGCGGTATATGTTCATGAAATCGTGGGGAAAGAAGTATACAGTAGCTGAACCGCATCAAAAGATAGCTGAAGTTCTTGAGCAGGTGATAGCTGGTAAAATTACCCGGCTGATCATTAATGTGCCTGTTCGATACGGTAAAACCGAGCTGGCTGTCATAAATTTCATTGCCCATTGCCTAGCGCTGAATCCGGCAGCTAAATTTATTCATTTGACCTATTCGGACAGTTTAGCTCTGGATAATTCGGAGCATGCTAGGGAACTAGTCATGTCGCCAGGTTTTCAGGAGCTTTTCCCGGTCAAGATCAAATCGACCAGCAAAGCCAAAGAGAAATGGTATACTGAGCAGGGCGGCGGGGTGTATGCTACAGCTACTGGCGGCCAGGTTACTGGTTTTGGCGCTGGAGCAATGCCTACGGAGAATAAAGGGCCTGACGAGGAAACGCTGGACGAGTTTTTAAATTATATTCAGCGGTTACAGGCTCGGACAGCTTTTGCCGGTGCCATCATCATAGACGATCCTCAGAAACCGGAAGATGCATATAGCGAGTTGCGACGCCGTCGCGTAAATGAGCGGTTCGAGTCTACGATCCGGTCCAGAGCAAACAGCCGGACCACGCCTATCATTGTCATTCAGCAGCGGACGCATGCCCAGGATCTCAGTGGTTATTTGATGGATACGGAACCCGGGGTATGGACTGTAGTCAAGCTGCCGGCCCTTAAAGAGGACGGAACGGCGCTATGGGAAGCTAAGCATACAGTAGCTGAACTTTACCGGCTGAAGCGGATCAATGAGTATGTGTTTGATTCGCAGTACCAGCAGGCGCCGTCTAAAACAAAGAAAGGTGGCGAATTCTTGTGGAATTTCAATTATACGCAGCATGTCCGCAAAGTAATACGAGATGTCAATTTGCCGATTCATGTGACCATGGATAGCAACGTATATCCGTATATCACTATAGCCATGTGGCAGATTAAGCTGGAAGCTAGTCAAAAAACGAAGATCAGGCAGATAGGGGAATTGCCGGCGGAAGACCCGGATAATACGGTCACGGCAGCAGCTAAAAAGCTGGTCACCTGGCTGAAGCTGATTCAGTATGACGATGTCATTTACTTGTACGGTGATAAATCCACCAAGAACCGGAATAATATCGATGATGATAAACGCAGCTTCTTTAGGATCTTTATGGAGACGCTGCAGAATGCTGGGTATGTGGTGGAAGACAAGATTCTGTCGGCGCCGTCGTCAGTCGGGACAGTTTGCGCTTTTACAAACGAGGTCCTTAGCCCGGAATGTGAATGGGGCGAGATTGAAATCGAGGAAACTTGCCATTATTCGATTGGCGATTACCAAAATACGAAGCGGGATGAAAATGGCAGCATGGTAAAAACGCGGGTTCGCCATCCTAAGCTGGAGGAAGTGACTTATGAAGAAAACGGGCACTTTACAGATAGCTTCAAAGACTTCCTGGTTCAGGCGTTTAATCGACGGTTTGAAGATTTCAAGAATCGGCATAAAAAGCTAAAACCGATGGCTGTAGCCGTTAGTCGGACGCCGAAGGTGACGCATTAATATACGGCAGACGATGAGAAGCTTTTTCATGCTTCAGCATTTTTAAGCCTAGTCAGCCGGTCTGATATCAACAGTTTTACTTTCTCTCTTAGGTATTCCCCGTTGATTATATCCGTTAGCCAAGTAATTATATGGTTTAAGATCCGGAAGCTGCTTAGAAACAGCGTTTTCAAGCCTAGTCAATCGGCCAATTAAAATACCTCTGTTACGCATCCAAGCGGTATAGGTAAACCATTTATTGATATATAACACTTCGCTATGAATCAATGCGCTAATAATACCTTCGCGATCCCAGAGCTGTATATTTAAGAACATAACATTAGCTTATTAAATATGCGTGAGCATCCATATAATTATCCAAGCAATGCCTGCAGATATTTTCGTAGTGAATGGTCGTTATCGTCCAGGTGCCAATCAAAAAAGAATGCTTCAGCTCAAATATATCACTAAACATAAGTTTCCCACAGCTACGGCATGCGCTACCATCGCCAGCTTTTGCGTCGAAGGAGAATTTGATCGGCGTCAATTTTAAGGCGATGTCGGCCATATATACCCTGCTTGAATAGCTTTAAACATTTCAGCTCTGTAGCTCTCGTTAATGTCCAAGAGCCAGTTAATTACTTTATACGGGTCTTGTTGCGACATCAACAATTCAAGTGTATGCCGATACATCGGAATGATCTTGAATTTTTTAAGCTCCTCAGGATCGGAGGTTATTTTGGATAGCATTGCATCCCTTCTCTGTTCGTACAGCTCTCTGTCTGTAGGAGCGTCATTTAATTGCGCAGATGACATAATGAATGATTTTTTAAAAAGTACCCTGGGGGTTTATTTCTGCCTGCCACGGTTAGCGAGTATTGTGCCTGTCATTAATTACGTGAATTGTGATGTATACGACAAATATTATAAGAATCCACCATCCCATAAAAATTAATTTTTTAAAGTAGCAGGACCGGGAGTCGAACCCGGAAAGAGATTGCGCCCTAACAAGATTTTAAGTCTTGCGTGTCTACCAATTTCACCATCCTGCCAAGAACGGACCCGCATAGAAATGCAGGTCCGAATGTCTACAAATGAGAATACAAGTTACCGCGGAAAGCGAGGGATTCGAACCCTTACCGGAGAGTTGCAGCTGCCCGGACCAGTTTAGCAAACTGGCGCCACAAAACCGTATTGGCCTACTTTCCGAATACCTACGGCATTTTACAACCGCGGGCATCACGGTATCCCGGCGCTCTCCATAAAAGCCCCCGTTGACTAATACTTCGCTAACCGGATTACCGATCTTTTGCACGCCCCCTAAGATTCGAACTTAGATACCTGGGTCTGGAAGCCAGAGTCCTGCCGTTGGACGAGAAGCGCGTAATAGGTCCGCATGGAAATGCAGACCGTCTTAATGTCAAATATCAAAAATGTCCGCGGAAGCTATAGGATTCGAACCTATGCAAGATTTACCTTGTCGCCAGTTTTCAAGACTGGAGCATTACCACTCTGCCAAACTTCCTAATTTTCATCAGCACAAAAATAAGCGTATGCGGCCGCTTTAGTTTCAGAATCTTCTAAATGTCTAATTGTTTCAGATTTATCGAAGTCTTCTACGTCAAAATGGATCGTTTCTTCAATTGTCATTTCTGAATAAAAAGGGCAAAGGCCAGCTTGCTCAGAAAACCAGGTATTAAATCGTTGCTCAAAAGGACCGACTCGCGGAATGCTACTTTCATCAACCGGGTCAAATTGCTTTTTCATGCAGATTACGCTAGTTTCCATTACAGTGTAATTGCTGTAGCCTTCATCTTGAAAAGCTAAGAATTTGCAGTTTTTGCATGATATCTCTTCCATATAAATTGCAGGTTAAAAAGCCTGCCGCCATCTTTGCGCGATTCAAACGCGCTCCCAGGGTGCCCCCTGTATGCGCTCGGGATACATCATAGGATGACGACAGGTTATGGACTTTCACGGGATCGAACCGCGCACCTGATGATTATGAGTCACCTGCTCTGACCAACTGAGCTAAAAGTCCTGAAAACCTTAGCGAAGGCGTATCATGAAACGCGTGGTCTGCGCCCAGTATTTTTCACTTTTTCATGCATCGCTAAGGCTGGATCAAAGGTAAATCAAAAGTTGAATAAAACAAGCGTTTTTCAAAATAAAAAAATCCCGGCATCACCATGAGGGCTAACCGGGGATTGGATGAGACATCTGGCCTACTAGTATGAAGGTAATAAAAAACCCCGGCTGGAAAGCCAGGGCGTAAAATCATTCCCCAAAAAATCTCTTATGTCCCTGCTAATGAGAAGGAACATGAAAGATAAGCCATTATTTGGAAAATTCGCTATTT